GGAATCGTAATCAATGTAGCTTGTCAATTTGGATTTACAAAGCACATTACAGAGAGAAGCATTCTAAAAGAAACTGGCATGACAAAAGAAGAATTTTATAATGCAATAAATGATATGATTGAAAACAAGTATCTTATTAAAAGTGGTGACAATACATATAATTTTTATGAGCGTCCATGTATGGAATGATTGAAGGTAGTTTATGACTGCAAGGCAAAACAGATATAGTATTCCAGGTCAACCTACAATTGACTTATATGCTAATCAACAAGTAGTAATTATACATAAAAGCAATTATAAAGATGATGGCAAACGTTTTATCCAAATTGGATATGACGAATACTTTCAGGCGTGTCGTATTCTAAAAGACGCAACATTAAAACTATATATGTATTTAAGTGCCAACATGGATGGCTTCCAAATGGCGTTAAGCCCAGCAGATGTATGTACAAAGACAGGATTATCAAGAAAGTCATATTACAATTCTAAGAAAGAATTGATTGAAAACGGATACATGATAGAACATAAAGCCAATGGGAAGACACAACTTTATGATTGTGTAGAGTTCTATACTAATCCAGAACTTAATCCAGACTATCAAAGGAGCGCCTAATCATGTTGATACCCTGTAAAATTTACACTAGGTTTGTGTACGATTTACCATAGGTTTGTGTAAAATTTACACTAGGTTTGTGTACGATTTACACTACAAATATATAAATAGATAATAAAATAAAATAGATAATATTGCACACTTCGCGCGTTGCGCTTCGTGCGCAAGTGTTGTAATTGTAAACTGATAATTGTATAAGTTATAAAGTTATCTAAGAAAGATTGATAATCCTATTGACATAGGTATCTAAGTGAGTATAATGCTTTATAAAGAAAAAGAGTTATCAAGATATGTTAGTTGGTAAGGATAGATGCTTTAGAAAGGATATATTATGAGTAATGTATATGTGGTCTGGTTTGACAATGGTGAATCATGGGAAGATAACTTTCGTTGTATTGAGAAGATATTCTCTACTCGTGAAGCAGCAGAGAAATATCTTGATAATGGGTATGTAAGGACTAAGGATAACCTGTGGGAACCTGAGTATTATACATGTAAGATACGGGGAGATAACAACTGTAGTTTATGCGATAAATATAATGCCTGGATTGATTCAGACTATGATGCTGACGCACCATGCGAGGAATATGATAAGCTGCCCGATAATTATGAACATCCATCTTGGGACATTCAAGAATATGAAGTCGTTGATTAACTGAGCGGAGAAATTATGGATTGGCTTAGGCATATTATTATGATGGTTGTGTTTGGATTGATTGCGTCTGGCCCAGTTGTGTTTGGAATGATTGCAGGAATTAAGACGGAAATTCTTTTGGTAATCTTTCTGCTTTCTATCCTTGTGTACGTCGTAGGCCTTATCTTCTATTACTTTATTGAGACTGAGTGAGTGGAAAATTATGATATCATGGGATAATGATAACAAGGATATTATCTTTATGATTATTGAGATTCTTGTAGGGGCAGTTCCTCTTTTAGGATTGGCTTTCAATGCAAGTCTTGTACAACTTATTATTATGATTGTATGCACAGGAATTTTTAACACTTTTGCAATATTCGTTTACCTTGATAACAAGTAATAGAAATTATATTTTAAGATTGGAAAAATTATGGGCGATATAATCAAGAAGAAGTTCAAGTGTAAGATGTGCAAACATGTATATCCTATTACAACTGATATGATTAAGGACAAGAAATATGGATATCATGAATATAGTAGAACTTATTTTGAATACGTAAAAGGATTTAACTGTCCTGTTTGTGGACTTACATATGATTGGGACGATGACCGTTTTATTAAATGGCAACCATCAAGACACATGCTATATGATGTATAAACGGATTGGAAAAATTATGTACACATTTAACCTTGATTCAACCAGTGAAGAGTCAATTGCCAATGCTTTGGAGTTTGCCAAAGAGTTAATCAGTCTGGAAAATAAGTATCATGTGACGATAGATTCAGCTGGTTATGAAGATTGGGCTGAGGATTTAGATGGAAACCCTATTGTAGTTAACATTGAACATTATGTAAAGATTCTAAATGAACATAGTTATGAGATATGCGACTTGGAATATCTGCGTGATGTGCTAAAGGAACAAGATAATTAAAATAAAAAACAACTGTTGACATTGGAAAATTATTGTAGTATGATGTTTGCTGTTGTTTTACTTTGAAGTTTAACAGTTACTTTTAAAGAGGTTTAAAATGAACGTGTTGAAAATTATGAAAAGATATATCGACAATGTTCTTTTATACTTGAAATCAATCAAGTGTACTGAAGAAGATTGTTATGCTGCAGACGATTATCTTTTTGATAATAGCGTGTACCCTCTCTAATTGTATCTATTAAATAGGTATCAGTGGTACAATTATTGTACTGTGATATAAAACGTTTTAACGACTAGATTAAGGAGAAAATAAAATGGGTAAGGATAACAATTGCAAGCTCGTCCCGAACACTGGTATTCCTGGAAAGATTCGTCCTGCATGTTCGGTTTGCGGCAGCATCATCGAGGACATTAAGAAGACCAGTTGCCCAGTATGCCATCGACACATTAAGCCATCCAAGTTCTCACGTGAGCTGCTAGGAAAGTAACATATATAATTTGTGTAGGGGATGTGTCGAAAGGCGCATCCCTTTTTTTGTTCTAATCAAACTACTTGCCATCTACATTGATATGTACTATACTAAAGATGTAGAAAGGAACGGAAAATAAAGGAGATGTTTCAAATGGCAAACGCGGCAGTTGCTCAATATGACAATATCATTCCATTCGAGATTATAATTGGCAACAAGAATAAGAAAAATCAAGAGCCTAAGAAACCAAACAACAGGGTGGCTGGTCAGGATTCTGAGGTTTATGCTTTCAAGACCAAGGAAGAAATCAAGGCTATGATTGATGTGTTTGATAAGCACATAGAGGAAGCTATGAATGACAATCAGCGTATGATTGCCTATCGCAACAAGATGCTGTTTGTAATCGGAATCAATGTTGGTATCCGTGCATCAGACCTGCGCGAACTCAAGTGGTCTTTTTTCTTTGATGTAAATGCAGACGGAACATTGAGGTTCAAGGAGTTCTATAAGTTTGTTCCAAAGAAGACTAGCAAAACTAGGAAGTATGTGCGTATCAACTTCAATGATGCAGTCAAGAAGATTGTCAATGCTTACATTGTGGAATATCCTATCAATGATATGGATGGTTATTTGTTTCCTTCTCGTAAAGGCAATAATCCTGTAAGTGTCGATGGACTCCGCATGATTATCAAGGATGCCGCTAAAGAAGCTGGTATCAAACAAAATATCGGGTCGCATAGTTTGCGCAAGACATTCGCTTATCAGATATGGCATAATGCGACAGATAAGAATAAGGCGCTGGTTACACTTCAAACCATCTTTAATCATAGCAGTCCTGCGATTACAGCGCGTTATATCGGCATTACAAACGATGAGGTAAAAGATATGTTTGATAACTTGAACCTTGGCATTGATGATATCTAACGAACGTGGGTGGCGTATATGCCGCCCTACTTGTTATGCTATATTTTATTTGATAATATAATTATAAGAAACAATTATTGAAGGGGTGTCCTATGTGCAAGAAGATTACAATAGGTTTATTGAAACCATTGATTCGCCAAACACAGCAAAGGTAGTCAGGTCATTGAAGAAGATAGGCGAGTATGATTATTCAAACTGTACGCCTGCTATGATGGAACATATTATATTGTCGTTGGAACCTAATAGTCCAAAGTCAATCACCACAATAGTTTATATACTCTCGTTATATGCTAAGTTTCTTGGAAACGATAACATGTATCACATGGTAAAGGATATAGACAGAAACGCCTTATGGATAATAGCCAAACCAGGTGCCAGAAAGAAGTTCATATCATATTCTCAATTTAAAGAAACTTTCAAAGATATAGAGTTGTATGAAGAATATAATTCCTTGTATATATCCGCATTATTCAGGTGTATATATGAGGGGATATATTCTGATGATATGAGCGTCATCAAAAACCTTCGTAGTTCCGACATTGATGGAGAGCTGGTTACTTTAAGAGACGATAATGGAAAGACTTACAGCTTAAATATATCAGAGTCACTGGCAAAAGATTTGAAAAAACTTGGGACAATCAACACATGGAGTAGGAACAATCGTTATGGTGAATGCAAGATAAAAACGACTGGACTATATAAAGACTCCTGTTTTAAGGTTGAAAACAGAAAAGGTTCAGCTGAGTATGCCTATCGCTATTCCTATTATAGGATATTGAGGAATATTTCTAAAAACTATATAGGTTATAGTGTGTTGCCGTTGCACCTATTTATAAGTGGAATCATGCACGACATATCAGTTAACTTTCAGAAGAAGGGTATAGACATGGAAGACGCCTTCCTTGCTGGGAACAGAAATAGGGAGGTCGGCAAAGTTATAGCATCTGAACTGGCAAGAAAGAACTACAATATAGAGGTAAGAAACTTTAGGGAGATAGTAAGCGGACATTTGGATATCTTTATCAGTGATTGCGAACGAGATTAAAACATTCGTTCGCATTTTACTATTGAAAAATTAAGTATTCGTATGATAAGATATATTCAGAACACTTTACTTGACATTTGTGGTCAAAAGGAGCTTAGCGTATGAATGGATTGAAAGATTTTGGATATGAATTAGCTACGGACAAATCTAACTTTGATAAAGTTTTCAATGGTAAGAGTTTTAAGGAAATACATATAGATACATACGCGAATGAGCCATACCAGCTTTTCTCAAGGGTAATCGGAAACAATATTAAGATAATACATAAGGATGGAAGAATTGTTTTGAAGAGAAAAGACGGCATGGTTCTAGTGGACGTGTTATTTGATGGCATATGTGAATATGCGATGAAAAAATGTAAAGAATATTATCAGTTTATCTTGACAATTCAAAACATTTGGTATAAGATTCTCGTCGTGCTATAGAGATTTATGAGGAGAGTCAGAAGGTAAATGAAGTTTTGTAGGTTTTATTCGTTTGATAGTATAGTTCAGTGCAAATGCGGGTACATAGTGAGATACGATATAGAAAGCACATTGTATCTCAAGTGTCCTCTTTGCGGAGAAGTTCTGATTGATAGAGACGTTGAAGACAAACATTTAGTTCCGAAAAAAAGTTGGAAAAATTTTCAAAATGTTGTTGACAACAATTCACGAAGAGAGTATAATGACTCACTGTCAGATGGAAACAATAGTTCCGCGCCGTCTGATACAGTTTTGTTTGAATGTGCGAACCCTGACAATTGAATAGCGTGTTATACGCAAAGTTAAATATTAGTTTCAAGTGTCAGCATATATCCTGGCGAAAATGATTGGAAAAAATTTCAAAAAAGTTTTAATTTCCTATTGTAACTAGTCAGGATATATGCTACAATGACAATGTGTTAAGCGAACACTGAAGCTGGTATGTGAACATTGACAATTGAATAGCGAATGTACAGCGTGTACCTGTAGCAGAGTGGTTATTTGCAGTCGGCTCATAACCGACCATCACGGTGGGAGCCGTGGTCGTGAGTTCGAATCTCACCAGGTACACGCTGTACATTCAAAAAATTATTGTTTGGGCATTGTCGAGGTGTATCCGAAGATGGCAGCAGGAGACAGTCTCAAAAACTGTTGGCGAAAGCCCATGCGGGTTCGACACCCGTCACCTCGACAATGCCCAAACATAAATGGCGCTATGGTGAAATATGGATATCATAAAAACCTCCTAAGTTTTAGTTCCAGATTCGAGTTCTGGTAGCGCCGCCATTTTTACTTTGCTTAAAGTTTACATGGAGAGTTATGATTTCTTGCAGGTACTATCAAAATTATTCATTTACTTTTCCTTTAATTTTATTCTTGCACTGGTATGTATGTTGATGATTGCCATCATTCAGTCTTGATTTGTTAACATAACTCTCCATGTAGGCTTTAAGTCTATAAACAATTATCTAAGCCCGCTCGTAGCTAAATTGGATTGTAGCGGGAGCCTTCTAAGCTCTGTCATTTAATGCGAGTTCGAGCCTCGCCGAGCGGGCTTAGATAATTGAATTTTATAATTTATATAAAATTATGGAGGTGAATATGTATACTCTTAATGAATTAAGCAACATGAAAAAGCATATGGTTAATGGCTATTATAGATATTATATTCCTAATCATCATTTAGCTGGTAAAGGTGGATGTGTATATGAGCACATGCTTGTTGCTGAAGCAATGTTAGGACGAGAATTAAAAGATAGCGAAGTTGTTCATCATATAGATGGAAATAGAGCAAACAATTCACCTGATAACCTGATGGTCTTTAAGACCAAAGCAGACCATACTGCGTATCATGGTGGATGTAAAGTTGTTAAAGATGGCGATGTATATGTAGCTATTAGAAATAACTATACAATATACAAAGACGGTAAAAGGCATCTTGTAAATATTTGTCCTATTTGTGGAAAAGAAAAAAATACTGACGCTAAATTGTGCATGAAATGCAGAGAAAAAATAAAATCTAAAAACATTCCGTCAAAAGAAAAATTAATTGAAGCTTTAAAAAATAACAGTTTTGTGGCAGTTGGAAGAATGTTTAATGTTAGTGATAACGCGGTTAGAAACTGGTGTAAAAAATACGGACTTCCATATAGAACAAAAGAAGTTGAAGAGTTTTTAGCATCTTAATCAACTCACCAACATATCAAGGTATATCTTGTGTTTCAAAGTTGAGAAGTCCATGTTACGAAAATAGGGCGTGATGGAGAATCACGGAGGCTCCCGTGGACACTGTTCCCTATAACTGATGGTGTCTATGGAATCTTTTCTGCCGAAGGTGAAACGATATATCCAGAGGAGCGAACAGAAAGGCGTGAGTATGCTACGTTAAGCAGGCCGTTGACGAGACGCAAATAGGATTGCGTAAGTCTGATGGAAAACAGAGAAACATTTAGATTACCTTGGTTTTAATATATAAGCAACGTAGAATAACGTTGAGCATATGCATCATATGTTGGTGTTGTATATGCTTAGGATGTTCCGATGGCATCTGCCTTTGTTAAAAAGCCATCCGTCCCGCAGGTAAACGAAAAACGGTGCAGCCTATGCTTCCGCTGACAATGAAGCAACCTGGTAGACACTGCAACGCCAGGGAATTTTTTGTTTGATTTGTGAATTTGTTTTATGTGAATAAACAAATACTGATAGTGTGTCATAATACCTATGACAAGAAAGTAAGAGTTAAGTTAGAAAGGTACTTCAATGGAGTTGTCCAATTATGACTTGAAAATGTTTGAAGCGGCAAAGCTTGAAGCAGAAAAAAGCGACTACAGGCCATTTAAACTTGGTTGTGTAATCACATATAAAGGTCATATCATTGGACGCGGACAAAATAGTACAAAAACTCATCCATACCAAAAGAAGTACAATCGCAAGTACAGGCATTTCAATTGCGAACGTGGAGAATTCGTATCAGATATGCTCCATGCGGAAATATCAGCTATTTTGAACGTTCCCTACACGGTTGGAAGAGATGTTGATTGGGGAAAGGTCAATGTATATGTCTATCGCATATCTCATGGCCGACGTTTGGGATTCGGTAACGCTCGTCCATGCCCAGCATGTATGGCAGCGATTCGTGACTTGGGCATCAAGCACGTATACTACACTGACAATAGCGGGTATGGCTACCTTGAACTAAGGTAATGTAAATGAAAGGAATCAAAAATGGGAACAGACATCACGGTTCACCTTGAACGACGTAATAAGGATACTGGTAATTGGGAATCTCTAAGGCTTTATACAAAAGAGCCTGATGGAAAGTTCAAGCCATGCAGTATCTACAACTATAGGAATAGCGAGTTGTTTGCACTTCTTGCAGATGTAGGTGCGCCGTTTGTATTTCCAGTAATCAACACTGGATGCCTAGCAACGCCACGTGGTCTTCCAGATGATATCTCGCCAGAGGTAAAAGAAGCATATGGCGATGGCGAATGGTATTTTAATGCCACGTGGTACGATTTTTGCGAGCTTGAAGCTTATGAGCATATGTTAAAGGACGCAACAAAAGAACTGAAACGTAAAGACGATAAGATTAAAGGGCTTGAGAAGCAAATTAAGCGAATGACTAGTTTTCTTCCGCATGATGATGAGGGTAATCTTATTGACGATGACGATGGTTATCTTGACGAGGACGAGTATCCAGTCTCATATTGCCTTACTGGTTTTGTAGAAAGCATTAGGGCTGTGCTTGAAGCTTATAAGATTTTCTATCCCAGCCCAAATGAGGTAAGGGTAATTATGTGGTTTGACAATTAAGATTGTTGGTGCAGGCTCAGCACATGTCCTGTTAAATGTCTAGTAAGCTCCTGATTACAATCCAACCGATAACAACTTCGGATTGCAAAAAGTTTGAAGGTAAGAAGAAACAGCCAACAATATATGCTATAATGACAGACAATATCAGCGACGTATTGTCCGAATCGAGGTGATATTTATGAACGACAACCAAAATAATGACGGCAAGCTCACCGACGAACAAAAGAAGTTGGTTGAGGACAACCATAATTTAATTTATTCATATACAAAGAAGAAACATATCTCTTCTGAAAAGTGGTACGATGTGCTTGCCATTGGACTTTGCAAGGCAGCAAGGAGTTTTGACCCAGATAAAGGTAAGTTCTCCACATGGGCATATAGATTTTTTGACAATGAAGTTCGTACCTGTTGGAATAAAGAGAACAAAAAGTCTAAGATTCCAGAGTCTTTTATTCTTACATATGATGCAGTGCTTTTAAACGAAGACGATGGTCAAAACAACAGTTACATAGATTTCTTTTCTGATACAAAGGCGTATGAGGACATTGTTCATTCGACAATGATGTTTGATATTGTTAATGATATGAATGACGTTGAGAAGTGTGTTTTCGAACTAATTCTACATGGTTACAGCCAGCAAGAGATAGCCGCAAAGGTTGGACGTACCAGGCAGTTTGTCGGTAAGATTGTAAATGGCATTCGTCGCAAAGTTTTAGATTATTTATATTGTTAATAAATATATATGCGAAAGGTGCGATTGAATGCCTAAGAAAGTAATTAGATGCGGAGAATGTGTGAACAGGGTGTGCGACATGGGCATAGGCTTTGTTCCTAATGTTACGATGATGTGCAGTGTGCTTGAACAAGAAGTCGATGAAGATGATGGATGCACTTTCGGAATGATTGGGGATGGCGGCATTGTATCTAAACAATACGACATTGACCTTAGCAATCATGCCGCTATAAACGGATACTATAATTATGATTAGGAGTGTAAGCGTTGAAGAATGTATTGATTATTATTGGCGCGGTGTTGCTTGGACTTGTTCTCTCATGGGCGGTCGTTAGTTTTTTCTATTGGCTAATCACGTTATGCTTTGGGCTTGATTGGAGCTTGCTTCATGGCACTGGTGTTTGGCTTATCATGGTACTTGTTGGCATGGTATTCGGTACTACTGGCGTAAAAATCACATCTAAGAATTAAAGGAGAATAATATGATTGATGTAAAGGTTGGAGACAAGGTATACGCAACTAAGAAGTTTGCTGATTACGCAGAAAAAGGCGAGGAGTTTGAGGTAGTTTATATCGGTGGTGGCGTTATGAAGCTAAAGTCGGAAGGAACTGACACATTCAAAACAGTTTTCCTTGATGACCGCCTTTACAATGAATATTTTGTGAAGCCTAAGTTTACAGAAACTAAGCCTTCAGAGAAACAGAAAATTGTTGATGAGTCTAATGTCAAGCCAAAGGAGTCTTCACCTAGGAAGGCTGTGCTGGATGGTAATGTAACCAATGTAAAGCTTGATTCTAACGTTGTAAATGAGACTGCCGACAAGAAGCATGACGAGATTCTGACTGTTACTGAAGATGACGTTATGACTCTTCTTGAGGATTCGGAAATTTTATTTGAAACCGTCTATGACCGTTGCACTCTAGCCAAATGCAAGCTACCTAATGGATTCATTATTACCGAGTCGAGTGCATGTTGCGACAAGGACAATTACGATGAAGATTATGGTGCTGATGAGTGCATGAAGAAGATTGCAGACAAGGTTTGGGAGCTTGAAGCATATCGTCTAATGGCAAATGCCTATGATGATGGCTGGTTTGAAGATGAAGACGATGACGCAGAATGCGATAATTGTTATCTAAAGTTTGATTGTGCAGACTCTCCTTACTATGAGATGTATCGTTAGTTTATAAATTGGTATGGACTAATTTATTTTAGTCCATCCTTATAGGAGGTCGATATGGACAATTATTATTTAGATAATGCTGCGACTACACGACCAAAGCAAGAAGTTATTGACGCTATGATGCCTTACTTTGAGGATAAATGGTGGAACCCTTCAAGTCTGTATGGCGAAAGCGTCAATGTTAAAAATGATTTAGATAAAGCAAGAAAGATTGCGGCTGATTCAATCAACGCTAAGCCAAATGAGATTTACTTTACATCGTGTGGTAGCGAATCAAACTGTTGGGCTATTCAAGGATTCGTCAAAAACGTTGTGAAGAAAGGCCGCACACCTGTAATTATCACATCCAAGATTGAACATAAATCAATTATGTCTTGTGTTGATGATATGGAATTGCTTGGGGCTACAGTTATCAGAGTTCCAGTTGATATGTGTGGTTTTATAGATGTCCAGTATTTAGATAATTGTCTGCATACTTTGAAAAATCGTGACATACTTGTGTCAATCCAATATGCAAACAATGAATGTGGTACAATTCAAGATATTAAACGTATCTCAGAGATTGTAGACGGATATGGCGCAGTTTTTCACGTCGATGCAGTTCAAGCGTTTGGACAGGTGGATATTGATGTAAACAAATTGGGCATTGATATGATGAGTGTCAGCGGCCACAAGTTGCATACGCCGAAGGGTATTGGCTTCTTATACAAGCGAGATGATATTGACGTTACACCACTAATCTATGGTTCACAGATGGACGGAATACGCGGTGGTACTGAAAACGTCCCATATATCATGGGGTTTGCAAAGGCTGTTGAGATTGCAAGATGTAATTTTGACAAGCATTGTATATTCTCTATTACAGATGTAAGGAATTATTTTATTCGTGAGCTTGAAGATATTGGATGCCAGCTTATCGGGCCAAGAAAATACAGGCTACCAAATAACGTATGCATAATGTTTCCAAAGGGTTATGGTGGCGAAGAGCTTCTGTATATGTTCGATATGAGCGGGATTAAGGTATCGACTGGAAGCGCGTGTAATTCTCATTCAAAAGAACCTAGCTATGTTATGAAGGCACTTGGCTTGACTGATGAAGAAGCAAACAGAGTTGTGAGATTCACAATTTCATCTGATATTTCTTTTAGCGATATCAATAAAATTGTAAAAGAGATTGAAAGATGTATGAAGATTATGCATGGTTGAAATTATTAGGAAATCCTATCATGGAAGCAATCATACAGATAAACAGTTTAATTACAAATGTGTTTACTTTGTTTTGTATTGTGGTTTTAATTTATATGATTATAGAAATATGGAATAACAGAAGGCGTTAGTTTTAGAATTGGAGAAACTTATGTCAAATGAGAACAATGTTAAGAACAATGACAAGCAGAAGAAGTTCCAGGGAAAGGGCAAGAATCCTTATGATGGCACTAAGCCTAGGCTTATGAATAAAAAGCAGGTAGAAGAGGTTGCCTGCTGGGTTCTTCGTGACAAGGAGCGTTGGCCTTTCAATGACAAGCTGCGTCTTATGACAAATGAGCTTCGTGGCAAGGCAACGAGCAAGCTTGTTAGGGATGTAGTAGAACGTTATCATTGGTAACTGATAAATATATATGCTTTAAATGAGAGGATGATGCTATGCTTATTGACGGTAAACGTGCATTGGCATACATTGTAACGATTGATGAGATTAGACCTATTCCCAATTACGATAGGGTTGAACATGCGCGTACTGGCGGTTGGTGGTGCGTGGTTCATAAGGGTGATTTCAATGTAGGTGATAAGGCGCTTTATATTGAGGTTGATTCAAAGTGTCCTGAGAAGGATGAGCGATTCGAATTCCTTGAGTCAAAACACTATAAGGTCAAGACTCAAAAGATGTGTAAGTGTTACTCACAGGGGCTTCTTATGCCACTTAGTGAGTTCCCAGAATTAAAGGACAAGCAGCTGCATGAAGATGTGACTGAGCTTCTTGGGATTACTTACTACGTTGCAGAGGACAATGCACGTAAGGCAAAGACTAATCCTAATGAGAAGTATAATCGTATGGCAGCTAGGAATCCTAAGCTTGCAAAGAAGCGTTGGTTTAGGTGGTTGATGAAGCGCATGTGGGGTCGCAAGCTTCTGTTCGTTTTCTTTGGTAGAGTCAAGGACATTCCTAAACAATTTCCCGCTTGGATTAAGAAGACCGACGAAGACAGGATTGAGAACTGTCTATGGATGCTCGATGATAAAGAGCCTTATGTTCAGACCGAAAAAATTGATGGTACATCCACAACGGTATTTCTTGACCTAACTAAAAAGAAGCCTGATTTTGGTGTATGTTCCCGTAACGTTCGTCAAATGGATGCAGACCAGAAGAATTTTGTTTCCGATATGTCTGGCGCTCCAAATGTATATTGGGAAATGGTATTCAAGTATGATATGAAAGATGCTCTTGAGAAGATTGCAAAAGAGCATAATGTTAAGCAGGTTGTTTTACAGGGTGAGACATACGGTGAAAGCGTTCAAGGCAATAAATACAAGATGAATCATCGTGACTTTGCTGCATTTAACCTGGTATTTGATGGTGTTCGTCTAGGTTCTATCAAAGCAAAAGCAATTCTTGACGAGTACGGTATTCCGTTTGTACCTATTATTGATGTCAACTATGCACTACCTGGTCAGGATAATCTTGAAGAGTTCAAGGTGTCTGCTGATGGTAAAAGTACAATAAACAAAAACGTGTTACGCGAAGGATTTGTGTATCGTAGTCTTGATGGACAGAAGTCGTTTAAAAACGTCAGTCGCAAATTCCTTATGAGTGTCAAGGACTAAGTATGGATAGCACGAAACCCGTGCTGGTAGTTACGACGGGCTTGCCTGCGAGCGGCAAGTCCGTCCTTTCTCTTAAACTAGCACAAGAATATAATGCAACGGTGTTTAGTTCTGATACGCTGCGCAAAGAGTTATTCGGCGATGAAAACAATCAAGACAATAATTCTAAATTGTTTAATGAGCTTCATAAACGTATCAAGGAATGTTTAACATCTGGCAACAATGTAATTTACGATGCAACAAATATATCTTCTAAGCGTAGGCGTGCATTCCTACAAGAGTTAAACAAGATTGATTGTCACAAGAAGTGTGTGATTATGGCAACTCCATATGAGCGGTGTCTGGAAAACAATCATAAAAGAGATAAGAAAGTCCCTGGATATGTGATTGAAAAAATGTATCGTCATTGGAACACACCTCATTACTTTGAAGGATGGGACGAGATAGGGATTCAATATTGGAAAGACATTGAATTCAAACTTTCTTATGAATGGGTTTTAAATCATTGGAAGCATAAGCAAGATAACCAACATCATACGTTGTCTCTTGGAGAGCATTGCTATAAGACAGCTATGAAGTGCAATAATTATTATGCCTTCAATGCTGGTTTAATTCATGATTGTGGCAAACCTTTTACAAAACAGTTTAAGGATTCAAAGGGCAAGCGTACCAAGTATGCTCATTATTATGGACATGAAAATGTCGGTGCTTATGATGCACTTTTCTTTTGCAACATAACGAATGAAGACACGCTTCTTATCTCAACGCTGGTTAATCTGCATATGAAACCATATGAATGGGAACGAGACAACAACGAAAAACTCCATAATAAATACAAGAAGTTGTGGGGTGAAGAGCTTTATAATATGGTCATGGAATTACATGAAGCCGACAAAGAGGCTCATTAAGAAAGGAATGATGTATATGCCATTCAGAGTATATGACACTAAAGAAAAGAAATGGGTACAGAACTGTTATTTAAACCAACGTGATGACTTGCTTCTGTCTGAGAAGAAGAAGTTTGGTAAGGAAAAGACAACGTTGCTTTCAGACAATAGGTATGTGTGGCACCGTGACATTGGATACCTAGATAAGAATGATAATCTTATTTATGAAGGTGATATTTGCAACATCAACACAAATAAAGGTGAATTTGTTTGTGTGGTAGTATACGTTTCATCCTGCTGCTCATACCTTCTTGCTCATAGTGACGGTGAAAAGGTTGATTTATATGAGTTTTATGAAGAAGCTAAAGACCTAATTGAAATTGTGGGCAATATATTCGATACACCTGATAAAATTAAGATGCCACATATTGAAGAAGACGTAGCGGAAGAAAAGCAGGCTGACGAAGAAGCGAAGGATGATGAAGATGGTGCTGCTTGATGGCAAAATGGTTGCAACAGAAACTAAAGACAAACTAAAAGACATCGTAAAATCATTACGAGCGCATGACGTTATTCCTAAGCTGTGCGTCATTCAAGTTGGGGATGACCCAGCATCATCAGTTTATATCCACAACAAGGAAAAGGCTTGTGAATATGTAGGTGTAGAATCAAAGACGATGAAGCTTGACAGCTGCGTGACTCAGGCTGGTTTGATTGCAATTATTAAAGAGGAAAACAAAGACGATTCTGTAAATGGTATCCTCGTTCAACTTCCATTGCCTGAGCATATCGACGCACAAAAAATTATGGATGCCATTGACCCTAGGAAAGATGTTGATTGTTTTAATTCTATCAATATGGGTAAGCTTGTCCTTGGAAATGCAGACTATGAACCTTGTACACCGCAGGGAATTATGCAGATTCTAGATGTTTATAATATTGATGTAGAAGGCAAGCATTGTGTTGTGGTTGGTAGGAGCAGCATTGTAGGTAAGCCAATGGCAGCAATGCTTACTAATGAGAATGCTACTGTCACTTTATGTCATTCTAAAACTAAGAACCTTAAAGAGATTTGTAGGCAAGCGGACATCCTTATTACAGCTATTGGCAAACCAAAGTTTTTTAATGAAGAATATGTGAAAGATGGAGCTGTTGTCATTGATGTGGGTATCCATCGTATGGATGATGGTAAACTATGTGGCGATGTTGATTTCGATGCAGTAAAGGACAAGGTATATGCCATTACGCCAGTACCAGGAGGGGTTGGCGCGGTTACTGTGAGCACATTAGTGGCTAACGTTATTGCAGCAGCTATCAATCAGCGCATCAATGATTAGTTAGGAGCATATTATGATTCAGATTCGTCAAGGCGTTTTTGAAACAAACAGCAGTAGCACTCACAGTATCGTCATTCCAAAAAAGACCAATAAGACGGCTCAGTACATTGAGTTTCATATTGGTGAATATGGTTGGGAAAATGAAAAGGTATTAGATACTCCGTCATATCTTTATACAGCCATTTTATACACAGAGACGAAAGACGGTGCGGTTGAAAAGATTCAGCGTATCAAAAACGTTCTAAACGCACATGGTATTGGATATTCTTTTGAAAAGCCTAAGTATGATAATAGGTATTATGATTATGAATATCTAGATAATGGATACATTGACCACGGAAATGAGCTATGTGATTTTATTGACACAATTCTTGATAATGAAGATATGTTGCTAAGGTATCTATTCGATGGCGTAGTATATACTGGCAACGACAATCAAGATGAACAGCCTGCTGGTTGCAACATCGCAAGTGATGGGTATTGGAAGTATTATAAAGATGGCGATGATTGGAAAGAGAAATGGGTTGACAATCCTTACCACGACGAAGACAATTACGACTACTTCTATAAGGGGAATTGATTATGTTACAAATTCGACATGGCGTGTTTGAGACTAATTCAAGTTCTACTCACTCAATTACCATTGTTCCGAAGGATGAGTTTGAGAAGTGGGTAGATGGCGAAGTTTATTTCAATGATAATTCTTGGGAAATAAAGAATACCAATAGGTGGCTCACAAAAGAGGAAGCTATCGTAGGTGTTTTAGGCTGCGACTATCCACCGACAAATGATGATGACCGTGATTACACTTATAAAGAATTAGATGAAATGAGCAACGAGGATTTGGGCGAGATTCTTTCTAAGTATAGCATTTATTCATTCTATAGATATTCAGAGAATTACGGCCTTGAATATTATGATATGAAGCATATTACTGAACATGGCGATGAGATTGTAGCGTTTGGTTTATACGGGATGGATTAAGAAGGCTTTGTATAAGTATGGTTAAGGTAAAAAAAGATTTAACGAATGAAAGGTTTGGTAACCTTGTTGTTATAAAACAATCAGAAGACCTTATTCGCCCAGATGGAAGGAAAGATGCCACATGGTTGTGTAAATGTGATTGCGGAAATATAGTTGTTGTTAGAGGCGACTCATTAAAAGCAAAGCGCAAGCAGTCGTGTGGAGAGCTTAATTGTAAATACTCTAAACATAAGGCTACAATTGCAGTGGGAGATGTGTTTAGTCATTTAACAGTAATTGATGATAGCCCTAATTGGATATATAGAAAAAATAAAAAAAAAGATAGGGTTGTTCTTTGTGAATGTGATTGTGAAAATAAAACTAGAAAATTTATTAGAGTAGATGATTTAAGGGATAATAAAGTAACTTCGTGCGGATGTTTAGTAGAGCACCATCATATGTCTGATACAAAAATTTATCAACAATGGGCTGGTATGATTGCTAGATGTAACAGAAAAAATCATAGTAACTATAAAAATTATGGCGCAAGAGGGATTTCTGTATGTAAGGAATGGCGTGATTCTTTTGAATCATTTTATTCTTGGGCAATTGACAACGGATTTAAAGATGGCATGACTATTGAGCGCATTGATAATAATGGAAATTATTGTCCAGAAAACTGTACGTTAATTCCTAAATCAGAACAATCTAAAAACAGAAGGAACTGTATTTATTTAACATATAACGGAGAAACAAAAGGATTAAAAGAATGGGCAAAAATAACAGGAATTAAATATGGCGTATTGCTTAAAAGATATCACCAAAATGAAGACCCAGTCAATGTAATGAAGGAGTTCGTTAAGAATGAAGTCTTTAATCGGTCAAACTAAGAATGGTAATTATATTATGCAGCTGTGGAGTGACGGCACTAAGATACGCTATAATAACCTTGATTATTTTAAACCAGAAAGTGTTGAATCAATTGACCTAAAGATTACTAACTGCTGCAATGGTGTGAATGGTGTGCTGTGTCCACAATGTCATGAGAAGTCCAATCCTAATGGCAAGCATGGCGATATTATGAATCTCAAGTTTATCGACACAATGCTACCATATACCGAGATTGCGATTGGAGGTGGCGACCCTCTCACTCATCCAGACCTTGTGCTTTTCCTTGAGAAGCTAAAGAAGCGTAAGCTGATTGCTAATATGACTGTAAACCAGTGGTCGTTCATGCAGAATCTTGATAAGATTGATTGGCTTGTTGAGAACGAGTTGATTCATGGACTTGGTGTGTCTCTTAATGACCCTACTGAAGAGTTTATTGAAGCAATTGAGAAATATCCTAACGCAGTAATCCACGTTATCAATGGAATTGTGGATATGTTGCAGTTAAAGAAGCTTTCAGGCCACCACTTAAAATTATTAGTCCTTGGTTATAAGACTTATGGTCGTGGGGAGCTTTATTATAAGGCTCTTTCAGGACAGGTTGAAGCTTTGAAATCACGGTTTTATGAGGAACTGCCTGCAATTATCGAAGACGGGCTGTTTGATTGCGTATCGTTTGACAATCTAGCTATTAAGCAACTTGAGCCTAAGCGTATTATGAGCGATGATGAATGGCAGAAATTTTATCTCGGTAACGATGGATTCGCTTCTATGTATATTGATGCTGTGAATATGGAATATGCCAGAAGTTCAACATCAGTAGACAGGTATAAAATTACTGATGATATTAAAGACATGTTTAATAATATACATTGTAAAAATATGGAATGATTATGGGAAAGGTAATTGATTTAACTGGAAAAAGATTTGGTAGATTAACTGTAATTGAAAGAGCAGAAGATTATATACAACAGAATGGTAGACATAGAATAATGTGGCTATGTAAATGTGATTGTGGGAATTATGTTAAAGTAATGAAGGACAATCTATATGGTCATACTCGGTCTTGTGGCTGTTTGGCGAAAGAAACAGCATCAAAGGTAAGTAGAAAGTATAATAAATATGATTTATCTGGTGAATATGGCGTTGGATATACATTTAATAATGAACCATTCTATTTTGATTTAGAAGATTATGATAAAATTAAAGATTATTGTTGGTGTTTAAGTGCTAATGGATATGTTGTTACAAATATATGGGAAAACAAAGAAAATACAATGATGTCAATGCATAGACTTATAATGAACTTCCCAAAGAATATGGATATTGACCATAAACATGGCAAAACAACAAAAAATGATAATAGAAAATCAAACTTACGCATCGTAAAACATAGTGATAATCTTAAAAATGTGGGTATGCGAAGCAACAATACATCTGGCGCTACTGGTATTAATTTTGATAGAGGAAAATGGGTTGCAAGTATAAAAATTAATGGTATTGCTAAACATCTTGGTCGTTTTGATAACTTTGAAGATGCCGTGAAAGCCAGGAAAGATGCTGAAGAAAAGTATTTCGGAGAGTATAGTTACGATAACAGTCAAAAGCTAGTCGAAAGGAGCGTGTAATATTGGATACAGTATCCATATACTGCGCTGGGCCAATGAGCCATCAGAGCTTTGATGAGCAATTAAAGTGGATTGCCCAATTAAAGGATGGTCTTCTTTATGGTGGTTATGAGTATAAGAAGAAGCCAGAGCTGTTTATCCCACCACTGTATTATAATTTCGAGGAGAAACATCATAAGTCCGAAAGGGAGGTGTTGAACTTTGACTTGAATAGGCTAAGGAATTCAGACCTAGTTGTCGCATTGTTCAATGGTATCGAGAGTGTTGGAACTGTGATGGAGGTTGCGATTGCATATGAGAATCGTATTCCAGTAATTATCTACAACACTACTGGTGGCATACTTCATCCTTGGGTAACTGAGATGTCAACTAGAGAATGTGCTGACATGAGAGAGTTGGTAGAATACATTGTAGAATATTTTTTAAATTGATAAAATTATTTTGAAATAACTATTGCGTTGAATTAAAGAGACGAGTATAATAACTTCTGTAATTGCTAGTAAATATATATGCTAAAAGAAAGGTTGTGTTTTATGGGTAATGAGAATAATAATCTTGTAAAGACTGATTGGTTTGCTAATTTTACGCTTGTAGGTAAGCCAAAGCTGAATGATTTTACTTTTAAGATTGACCAGCATTCAGAGAAATCAGATTGGGTCTATAATTCCATGAATCTTGGTGTTGATTGCGGCCCCGAGCATGGAACTGTTTATGTAGAAATGATGGGAGGATATGCTTCAGAGCGCGAGAGTGTAATTTATGCTCATGGCAAGAAGGAGAATGGCACAGATGATTATTCTCTAAAAATGGAGATTGCATGGGATAACCGTAATGATGAGTCAATCCTTGAAGAGGTTGGTGACAGGTGCTTTATCACTGTAGCTATTGAGAAAACAATTCAAGGCAAGCCATTCTATAAGAAGTTTCTTAGTGCTTATGATGCAATTGCATATATTCAAGAGCATCTAACTGACGATATGGTTGTAACTATTAAGGGCAATCTGAAGTATAGTATGTATAACGACAAGACACAGATTCGTAAGGAAATCACAAGCATTGTTCTTAACAATGTAGATGACCCTGCAAACTATCAGGCAAAGTTTACGCAGACTGTTCTTATTGACAAGGATTCTGCTTCTCTAAAGGATGTTGACAAGGACAAGGGTGTTATGTATGTACACGCATATGTTCTTGATTACCTTAAGGCGTATAATGGCGTAGACGTTAAGGGCAATTTCCCTTATCCTGTTCAGTTTGAGTATGCCATGGACTTCACTAAGCCAGAGCTATGCAAGAAGATTGTAGACAAGCTGTTCAAGGTTAAGAAGGGTATTACACAGATTACATTTGAGGGTGAATTTGTTGAGAGCGGTGCATCTGTAAAGCCTACTCTTGATGATATCCCCGATGATATTAGGAGTCTGATTGGTATTGTCTTTACCGAGGAAGATGCTCTAGAAAAGTGTACCATCAATGGAAGCCGTGAGCGTCGAATGGTTCTAAAGAATCCTTTTATTAGGCATGTAGGCGACGAGGAAAAGGTTTCTGTTCTTCAGGTATTCCCTGAGAAGTTTACGGAAGATGACCTTATTCTTGATTGCATGACTAAGAAGGATGAAGACATGTATGACGATACCATTGAGGTAGCAGAGATTAAGTCTGACGATGATTCAATGGCATGGCTCGATGACCTTGAGTAGTTTTAACTGATAAAGTTATATGTTAAATTGGTGAGGGAGATTGATTTCTCCCTCACCTTACTAAACAAATAAAAGAAAGGATGTAATACATGGCAAGGAAGTTTGGTAAAAAGAATCATGTTAAGGTTGACCCGTTTAATTATTCTCTTATGCTGCTTGGTGAACCAAAAATTGGTAAGACTACGCTGCTGTATGAAGTAGCAGAAAAAGAAGTTGGGTCAGATGGTTATATCTTTGCTGAGTTTTTCCGCGAAAAAGGCGCTGGTTCCATCGAAGGAATTATGGCTGAGAATATTCCTGATTGGGATTATTGGATTGAGTTTGTTGATGATATCGTAGACAACAAAGATACCGATTATAGTGATTTACGTGTTGTTTTTGTGGACACTTACGACCAATATATTTCACTTGCTGAACAAGAAGCTCTACGACTTTGGAATAGGAAGAATCCAGATAAACGAGCTGATAGTCTTAAGCAGACATGGGGTGGCTTTAATGGCCCGTCTGATAAGGTTAAAGAGCTTATGTTTGAACAGACTGACCGTCTAAATGAGGTTGGTGTTCAAGTTTGGTGGATTGGACATTGCAAGCTTAAGGATGTCAAAGACGTTTACAGTGACGAAACGTATCAGGTTCTTACGTCAGACCAGATGCAAACATATTTTAATAGTCTAAAAAAGAATCTTCACTTCCTTTGCCTAGCATATTTTGACCGCCAGCTTCAAAAAGAAAAGACTGGTCGTAAGAATATTGTAAACAATAAGGATGAAATTAAGACAGTGGTCAAGGATGAGACGCGCAAGGTGAAGTTCCGCGACGATGGATTTGTTGTTGATAGCGGTAGCCGATTTGGCAACATTAAGAGCGAAGTAAATCTTGATGCAGATGAGTTTGTTAATGCTATTAAGGATGCCATTCGTTTTGAGATTGAAAAGAATGGCGGTTCTGTTGAGAAGCGTGCAGAGGAAAATGCAGAGGAAGCAAAGGCCGACGCAGAACGTGTAGCAACAGAAATTGAAGCTAAGAAGACCAAGAAGGAACTTGATGAGATTGTGTCTCAAATTGTGAACTTCTTTGTAGCTAACAAGTCTGACGTTGCTAAAGTAACCCCTGTTCTAACCGCGATTAAGAATGCTGGTTATGCAAATCCCAAGGAGATTTCTTCTATTAAGGATGCTCAAGCTATTCTCGCACTGACTTTGCAGTAAAATAATCTAGCTGTTTAAGCCACAACTACCTGCAATCGCATATGGTTGTGGGTAGTTGTGGCATTTTTTTGTGTGAAGGGAGCTGCGAACATGGCGAGAAAAAAAGACTACGTTGTCAAAGAACAACTGAATGAGCAAGAAAAACTTGAATGGGATGAACTTTATAAATATGTTCGTGGCAATGTAATGGGATATGATGAAACAATGATGTTGCCATCATGGATGGTTTTAAGGCTCAAGGGTCTTAGACATGGCAAGCTTTATGATAATAACAAGACAAAAGATTATGCCAAGTATCCATTTAGCACAATTTTATACACATTTAAAGCGTGTACGCCAGAAATAAAGTATGTATTAGATAACAAGCACTTTGACAATGAACAGCATAAATTCAATTATATTATGAAGATTGTCGAAGGTAAGTTGAACGACGTTGCTCTTCGTTTAAAAGCCGTACAGAGAGCAGAGAAGCAGTCGCAAGAAACCGAACATGTTGAAGATGCAGAGTATGTAAACAGGTTTAAGGCTAAAGAACATAAGACAAATCACAAACTAGATGATTTGTGGTAACAGACAGGTGGTTGCATGGCAGAGAAGAACAGTACAAAAATCACGCCGTTTGAGCGGGAACAAGCTGAAGTCATAAAGAAGGTATTTGAGTATAAGCTTGGTGCAGAATCAAATATTGTTGCTATCTTGTACAAGGTTCCAGATGAGATGTATGATATTAATCTTACGCTTGATGACTTCTCGAACAATGTGTGGAAGGTATATTTTCAAATTGCATATGACCTTGTGATGGTAGAGAACAAGAGTGTGCTGGATGAAGTTACCGTTGGTATTTATCTAAACAAGCATAGCAAGTTAAAAGAAAAGTATATTGAATATGGTTGTTATGACACCATTGTAAAAGCTTCGTCATATGTAAAATTAGAAAATCTATATGGTTATATTGGTGAGCTAAAGAAGTGGAATGCCGTCATATCACTTTGTAAGCGCGGCTTTCCTGTAAAAGACAGGCTTTCGGATTATGTCGATATGACTGAAGAAGAAATCTATAACGAGCATGAAGCATGGCTAAATCATGTTTTTGCTAATTCTGAGTTTGAGATTAAAAGCTATAATGTTTTTGATGATATGTATGAGTTTATTGATGAGCTTGATGCTGGAACTGAACAGGGTCTTCCATTTTATAATTCCGATATTCTTACAAGTGTAGTTGGTGGATTTAATTTAAACGGCAATATCTATGGTCTTGGTGCTGCTTCTGGTTGTGGTAAGAGTACCATGGCATTCAATTACATTATCCCATCTGCTATGGAAGCTGGTGAGAAAGTTGTAATGATTATCAATGAGGAAGACGAGAAGAAGATGCGTAAAGAGCTTCTTATTTGGGTTGCTAACAATCACTTCAAAGAAGAGTTGCAAAAACGCACGTTGCGCGATGGACACTTTGACGAAGCCACAAAGAAGCTTCTTATTAAGTGTGCGAATTGGATTGAGGAACAGAAAGAAAAGCATATCTTCACAGTCATTCCACTTGAACGTTATTCGGTAAACACGGTAATCAAGATTATCAAGAAGTATTCAAGTGCATTTGGCGTGCGCATTTTTATTCTGGATACGCTAAAGGAAAGTGTTGATTCGCCCACCGATGATATTTGGCGAAGCATGATGCGTGATATGGTTAAACTGTATGATGTGGTCAAGCCTTCTGCTAAAAACGTTGGTTTGTTTGTTACGTATCAGCTTGGTAAAAATGCTTTGAAGATGCGTTATCTTACTAACAATGAGATTGGTCAGGCTAAGTCGATTGTTGATGTTATGTCTGTAAATCTTATGATGCGTAGGCCACTCGAAGACGAATATGCTGGTGAAAAAAATGAGCTTCACGCATATAGGATGGACGACAAAACTAAAATTGATGTCAAAATTAAAAAAGAAGACAATCCTATGATTACATTTGTTACAAAGAACAGGTTTGGCGTCACTGGTGGTGAACAGATTCTATCAAAATGTGATTTAAGTAGGAATGTGTATGAAGATTGGGGATATTGTGTAGTAAGGCAAGACTTCTAATCTCCAAAATAGTTTGGTATATAATGATTCTGCAATGTTCCTTTTGACAGGAGGTGAAAGGCAGTGACAATCAAGGAACTCAAGGAGTTCATTCTTAACAATAACAAGATAGGATATGTACTTGAAGCAATAGGTTGTCATCATGTCAAGCATCATCCTGACAAGGGATTTTGGTCTTGTGGAAACATTGATGGTGATAATGTCGGCGCAGTCAACGTGTATGAGAGTGAGTATCTTCTTGTGCAGAATTGGACTCGCGCAAACGAGTTTGAAGGCATGACCGACATTATCACCCTTGCTCAATATAATAAGAAATGTTCATTCATTGAAGCTGTTAAGTTTCTTTGCGATGTGCTCGGGTTAGATTTTAAGTTAAGTGATAAGCCAGAACCCAAAAAGCAGAAGTTTAATCCGCTTGCAATCTTTGAAGATGCCATTAGTATGAAAAGCAAGGCCGATGTTTCTGATGTACATGTAATGGATGAGGATGTACTTGATGAGTATGTCCCTATGCTGCACATCGATTGGTTTAAAGAAGGCATCATGCCTTGGACTAGGAAGAAGTTTGGGATTTGCTATTCATATAAGTATAGTCGTGTAGTTATACCTCATCATTATTGGCTTACTGGTCAATTGGTTGGGATGAATATGCGTACCACTATTCCAAACTATGATGAATTTGGTATCAAGAAATACTATCTTACACCAGGTATGAACAAGACCGTTAACCTATATGGATTGTGGGAAAACTATAATGCAATTCAAGAAAGCAAGTATGTTGTAGTTACTGAAAGCGAAAAGAGTGTGTTAAAGCGTGATAGTCTCGGAGATTCAACATGCGTTGCCTTAAGTGGTCATACGATGTCTGATGAACAGGTAAACATTCTTACTGGATTGAATGTTGAGATTGTCATTATGCTTGATAAGGATATATGCGAAGAAGAAGTATGGAACATGTGTGAAAAGTTTTATCGCATACGTAATGTTTCATATATATATGATAGATGTGATTTGTTGAAAGAGAAAGACTCGCCAGCAGATGCAAAAGACAAGGTGTATAAGGCTTTGTTTGAGAATCGAATTAAGTACGATGAAGTAAAGCACAAAGAGTATCTTAAGAGTCTTGAAAGATAGAATGGAGTTATCCAATGAAACTCAAGTTTTATTGTACCGATGGTACAGAAAAAGCAATTGCAGATGTAAAAGATTTAGACGAAGCAGATAAGGCTATTAACAAGTATCTTGAAGACAATAATATCAAGTGCTATTATGCCCGACATTGGATTAAAGATGGCAAGGCATGGACTGATTTTGGTAGCCACACAGAGTTCTTTGTTGTTGACATGAAAGAAAAGGATAAAGAATAGATAGGATTTAGCATGGATTTTTTTATTGGTGATTTACATTTTTCACATGACAATACACTTGCATATGATAGGCGTCCATTTCTTACAACTGAAGCGCATGATAAGGCGCTTATTGAACGATGGAATGATGCTGTAAATATTAGTGACCATACATATATCATGGGTGACTTGAGCTATGCAAATGTCACTAAGACTATTGATATTATGAACCAACTCAATGGTGATAAGACGTTGGTTGTGGGCAATCACGACAACCGCTTTCTAAAGAATAGAGATTTTCGTAGTCTCTTTCGAGAGATTACTTATTATAAAGAGATAGACCTTAGTGATGGACAGAAGTTAATTCTGTGTCATTATCCAATCATTGCATTCAATGGGCAGTTTAGGCAAGCCATTCATCTATACGCTCATGTACATAACAGCCCTCAGTATATGATGGTTGACAACGTGCGCAAGCTAACAGAGAAGGAGCGTGGCAAAGGAACATGTCGTATGTATAACACAGGTGCAATGCTAGATTACATGGACTTCACACCACGCACTCTTGATGAGATTCTTGCTGCCTGCGAAGGTGAAGACTGTGACGAAGTAGCAGAAAGAAATTCTAGATAATTTATAATAGTCTCTTGCATTTCCTATCAATGGTGCTATAATACTGTGCCAAGGAAATGCAAGAGACTTATAGTAAGAAAGGGATTGTTATGGCAGAGCCTTGTGTTCATGGTGATTTGTGTCGCGCATATATCCGTAATTTTCGTGTAATCTATTGCGACACGTGTCCTAGTGGTTGCAAGTTTTATAAGCCTAAGAGTGACGATGCTATCAGTAGAGCAGAAAAAGAAAAATGGAATTACTGCCCTTACTGTGGTTCCAACTTGAGTTAGGAGATATTATGGTTTTATTAGAACGTAAGCGCGTTAAGGCACGCAAGAAACATCACTGCGACATGTGCGGTAAGGTTATTGAAGTAGGCGAAGAGTATGAAGCTCAACATATTATCGGTGATGATGGGCCATATACTTTTCATCAGTGCGACAGATGTGCGCCATATGTAAATGAGATTTGGGCGCGTGGGTTTTTTGGTTATTACGACGACGGTTTAGACCCTGCGATTTTTGAAGAGTATATGTGGGACAATCATCGTGATGTTGTTAGCAAGTGGGATGGAATAGATTATGATTAGCTATGAGGAACGTCAAAAAGAAGTAAACAAGCTACGTAACTTATCTAGCGTACCGTCATATGAACTTGTTCCTGTTCATCCAAGTGATTTGATGAAGTGGGCAGAACTCATTGAACACCCCTCTACTTGTAGCATTTGCAAAAATTCAAAGGTAACTTTCAAGAAGTGACCGCGCGAGTGTTGTGAACTTTCAATTAAAGATACTCGTTAAGTTGAATAACCAATAAGAAAGGCATACATATGGAACCCGTAGGCACAGAAGATATGCTCATTGTAAGATGCCAAAAGAATATGCCAGTTGCAGAAATTGATGCCATACAAAAGGCGTTATGTAATATGAAGAAAAGCGGAGTGATAGTGGTGCCAAAGGACTTTTCGATATTTGCCGTTCCTAAAAATGTTCAAATCATTTATGACTAGGTTGTCTACCTGGTGTTTTGTTGATAATTTATCAATTAAAAGATTACTTTTAAGGAGTGGTGATGGTTAAGCTAGATGAAATTATTGATGCGTTTTATGATGTGTGGGATAATAATCCAATATTTTTTACGTTTGGTTTAATCGGCTTATTCACGGTTATGGTTGTTACAATAGGTGTAATTGCAAGTGTTGCACCGTGGATGTTTATAGTTGCGTTAATTGCTTGTGCGCTTATATTTGTTAAGACGATTATAAAAACTGTAAGAAATAATAGAGAAAATTAAAAATAGATTTTTAAATTAGAAAGCAGGTATGTGAATGGCTCGTTTAACCAAAGAAGAGCTTGATAAGATTAAAGAAAACTATCACACTGACAGGATTTGGTCATGGAGTCGCGTCAATACGTTTATGACTTCTCCATACGAATACTACCTATCATATGTGCTCCATGCACGCGAGGACAGAACTGATTGTGCCTATGCACCCCTTGGCACCATCGCGCATGACACGCTGGATGCCTACTATGAAGGCGATATTCAGTATAATGATATGATTGATAGGTTTGAAGATGGATGGTTGACTACCATTGACATTGCAGACCTAAAGCTTGACCGCAATGACGAAGAGAAGGACGTCAAGCTAAAAGCAAAGTACAAAGAGAATCTTGAACTATTCTTCCGCAATCATGTTACTTATAAGAACAGGCTGCTAATTGAGAAGCCTGTAATTGCCAACATCTCTGGCAATGTATTCGTTGGTTATATCGATGCGTTGTATAAAGATGATGATGGTTTCTATAATGTGCTAGACTTTAAGACATCTTCCATTTACAAAGGCAAGACGCTTGAGGAACATGCTGGACAGCTAACTCTATATTCAATTGGACTGGCTCAGGCTGGTATCCCAATGGATAAAATTCGTGCCTGTTTCAACTTCTTAAAGTACGTAACGATTCAGTATGAGCAGAAGAACGGTGCTATTAAAGATAGGACTGTTGAGCGTTGTAAGGTTGGTGAATCGCTACAGACTAACGCAAAGATGTGGCTGAAAGAACTTGGATACGCAGATGAAGCAGATGATTATCTAAAGATGATGCTTGATGCTAACAGCATTGCAGTGCTGCCAGAAGATGTTCAAGCCAAGTATAAGATTGAAGATTGTCATGTTTATATTCCGCTAGACCAAGAATCCATTGACAAGTGGGTTAATCTTATTGATACTACTATTAAGGATATATGCTTACGTGAAAAGGATTATGCTGAGAATGGAAGTGAGAATGCGTTTTGGGATACTGATGAGAATGTAGAAGCGCAGTCATATTATTTTGCCACACTTTCAGGTTATTCAGCTTCACAGCATAAACCTTATGCCGCTTATCTTGATAAGCTTGAAGCTAAAAAGAATGGCATGGATTTATTCGGTGGTGTTGGCGACAATGTTGAAAGTGACGAGATTGTATCTACAATAGTTACAACTGGTGCAAAAAATGCACAGGATGATAGTATCAATTTGGATTGGTTAGATAGTATCGAGATTTAGGAGACAATGTGGATATTGGTGATAAGCTGGTTGATGCTGGATTTGATGACGTGGTATACTTTCCTGACTTTGGAGAGGAGTGTGTTATCGGTGTAAGTTCTGACGATAGAGTCATCTATAGTTTTGATAAGATGGTTGAATATTTAGTGAATGATGGTATGAGCGATATTGACGCGATAGATTATTTGGAATATAATACATTACGCTCTATTCCGTACCTTGATAATCGCATAGATGGCAAAGGCAAGGCACCAATTATTATGTATTCACGTGATTGGTTAGGGATTTAAGCCAGGTAACAACTAATAAAGATATATGTTTAAGAAAAAAAAGGATTTAAAATGGAGACGAAAGAGTTTAAGAGTTTCTTTAAAACAGTTGGCGGTAACGAGGGTGATAAATGTAAGTATCCTACTAAATAAGAAGCTTGAATACATTAAGAATATTACTGGATTCAAGGAGATGACTGTGTGCGAGGATGAATCCGAAGCATACGAATACTGGAAGAATAACTTTAACTACAATCCAAACGACTGCTGCAATCTTCGAATTGCATAAAGATAATAGGAGATTAATATGAGCTTTGATAAGGCTATTGAATATAACAAGGAACACCGTAAGAAGTATCGTGGTGCAAAGGAGGTTGACAAGTCATGCCGTAATCATGGTAGCGATGATTGGTCGTTTGAAGATAGGGTTCATAAGAATAAGAAGCGTCAGCGTGTCATCGATGAGAAGATTCAAGAAGTTGATGCATGGCTTGACAGCGATTATGAAGATTGGGAAGATGACGAGTAAAAATACAAGCCATCTACCAGGTGTTTTATTGAAGAAATAAGCTTTAAAATATCTATTTTAAGGAATTATTATGGAAGACAATAATTTAACAAATGAACAAATGGCAAATATCTTTGGATATGCTCTGCACTTAGCAACAACACTGGGTGGTAATGCGATTAGTATTTTTGATGAATTAATAGATAAATACTCTAAAAATGTAAACCAATTTTATGAAGATACAAAAGATATCGAATTTACATGTGGGCGTGGAGAAAATGTAGATTAAAACATTTATTTTAAGGAGTTAATATGCCTGATGTTATTGAGCAGCTTGAAAACTGGGTAAAAGAAAATTATAATAGCTACGCTACTGAATATACTTATGAACGCTCAGAAGGTAATAGTTCTGACTGTTTTGAAGATGGATTTGAATGTGGTACAAGTCTCGCAGCACTTGAGGTTGGTAAGATTCTGGGTATGGATATTGAGTAACAAAGTATTTGTTTTAAGGAATCAAAATGGAAACCAAGTTCATTGAGCGCTTTGACAATAAGAGAAATGAAATCAAAGAATATTTAGCATTCTTGCTAGATACTTGTAAAGACGATATTCAGTATGATGATATTGTACGAATTGTTATTGATGCTATACACGAAGGCGATGGTGACCCAAATCCAAATACAATCCATATAATAGACGACGGTGATTATCAAGGAACATTACTGTTTGTAATTCCAGCAGACGCTTATCAGCCATATGACTATTGGTACGTAAGGATTTTCTATGGTTCATGTAGCGTTTGTGATACTCTGCAATGCGTTCTTTATGATTCAGATGACAGAAAGCAACAATTAGACGGATTGTTTACTCTTGCATTACATATCTTTCAGGGATTAAAGAAGATGGATTAGGTTAAAACATTCGTTTTAAGGATTGATAATGAACACACTTGATTTAGTCAAAGAAAATAAAGTAATGCTTGCCATAGTAATTAAGTCTGAGGAAGCTGGCTTTAATGTACTGGAAGCTACATGCGATAAGGTTGTAGTGAAGGCTGGCTGTCTTCCAGTAGAAATTACATGGGAAACGTGTTCGTGCCATGGTGGTAGAATGTGGTTGTCACAGAAGAACACAAATATCTACATTGAACTATCAAGCGATGAATACGATGAAGAGAACGGCATTGTAGACCCAGATACAGAGCTTGCGTTCTATATTGACAATAAGATGATTGATACTGTTCATAGCTTTGAAAAGTATGTTTATGTTGTTGACGTTATTGGGCAATACGAAAAAGATGTGACAAAGACTTCTTATTTTAAAAGCGTAGAGGATGCTTCTAGGTTTGTATTTTGTGAAGATGGACACGACCTTAACAGTGAATATGGGGAAGTGACGCATCAATATCCAAATCCAGACATGCAAGAGCGCATAACCTACGTTGGTGAGGATAAGGGCGTGCTAAAATTTAAGGGTGTATATATTAATAAAAACCATGTTGGTAGGGAATATGAGATTAGATTTAGGGTATTTAGGAAGAAGAATTAAAACATCTGTTATAAGGAGCTGCTATGAAGAAAGATAAGACGCTCAGTTATTGCCATGAAAAGGAGATTAAGCAACTTTTAATTGGGCATAAGATTGTAGCAGATGAAGCTCATGACACGCTTATTCTTGACAACGGCGTACATCTTAAAATTAATCCGAACGTTGGGTGCGGTGGTTGTGAATCGGGAAATTATGATTTACAGCATATCGCATCTGTAAACAACGCTATTACAAATGTTGAGTTTGTTGAAGATTGGGATGAGGATTATTACTACCAACACTATAGGATTTTCGTGATTGCAGATGGCATGACAACCGAATTGCTTGATGTATATGGTACAGATGGCAACGGATGGTATGGTACTGGATATAAAATTGATGTGTATCTACCAGACGAAAACTAAGAAGGAGGTAACACGTTGGCTGAAACACGTAATGCCGTAAGTATAGTAGATACAGAATATTGTGATTGGCCCGATGAATATGATGAGATTAATTGTAAACTAAGTTGTGGTCATTATACAGGATGGTTTGATATGTACTTGGATTCTGAGCCAACTAACTGCCCTGTGTGCGGTGCCAAGATTATGAACAACTATTATTATTGTGTGGAAACATATGACGGAGACGATTTAGTTCTGCGTGAAGGTTATATTAAGGCAGAAAGCAAAGAGCAGGCGGAGTTGTATATTGTTGAAGATGGTATTGTAAACTATCGATATAAGTTCCTAGATTTGCATGTGGCAAAGGAACAGTAATGTTTTTTAACAAACGCAACAAAGAAAGCAAACATAATAAAAATGTTTTAGTTGACAATCATGATAAAGAATGCTATCCAATCAATCAACGTGGAGAAGATAGCGGGCTTACTCTTGCAGCAACTTGTTCGTTATGTGGAGGTTATATAAGTCTGTTCCCTAAAACAGATAGAGTCTGTTCAAGGTGCTATGCTACAATTGTTCATAAGTGTTAGAAGATTCATTTTAAGGAGAAGGCATGGCTACATGTATGATTTGTGGCAAAGAAGTAGAGAAGATGCCGTTCGAAGATGTTTGCAGTATGGAGTGCTATACTGAAAAATTTTGGCGAGAGAAGGAAGAAGGGTATCTGAACGGTGTGCCATATATCATTGTTGATGGCACCATGTATAAGGATGCTGGATATAAGAATCCAATTTCTCTTGCTGGATATGAGGATAAGGCTTTGCTTCGTTCGCTTGGACATGGCGGTGCAGAATATAATATTAAAATGAATGATGGGACTGAAATCTTCACAAATAACCTTTGGTATATTGGTGATGTTCCAGAGAATCATAAAGAGATTCTAAAAGACAACGCAGTGTTTCTTTAATAAAATATTTGTTTTAAGGAGAATATATGAAAATCGATAAAATGGTAATTAATAGTGATAACTTAGACGTTAAATATAATTGTTATATTTGTGGATGTGATGCTGGGCAGGTGAATCTCTCTAATACCCCTAGGATTATACCGACACCATGCTTGCTTGATGTACTTGATACTAATAAAGAAAGATATAATAGTTACAAATTGTGCTCAACCTGTACCAAGAAAATGGTAGAATACATGGAGTTGTTAAAGAGCACTTCTGCCCAGGCTGACAAACCAAAGCCATGTGTCGTTTGTGGTAGTGAAAATACAGAGGTAGTACACGATGTAGACCGCGATGATAATGAGAGATGGTATGCACATTGCAACGATTGCGGAACATCATATAGTAACGAAAAGGTTGAATGGTCAGAAAAAGAGACTCTTAAGTGGTGGAACGAGCTTAAGCGATAAAATAAAATGCCTGGTAGATTGCTTGTGGTTATGCTTTAAAAGTTTTATTTTAAAGACTATGTAGATTTTATGAATAAAAATTCTTGTTCCAACAACTAAATATATATGCTATAATGATAGGGAACTTCTTGAGGAAACTTAGGAAGTTCCCTTAACTTGTAAAGATTGAAAGGAGAGTGAAACGCCATGAGGTATGTAAACTATCACCGCCATTCTCATTACTCTAACATCCGTAGTCTTGATTGTGTTGTTAAGCCCGAAGACTATATGAAGCGTGCTGTAGAGCTGGGACATACTGAGTATGTGACAACAGAACATGGCTTTCAAGGTAATATCTTTGAAGCATATACACTGTGTCAGAAGTATGGACTTAAGTGTATCTATGGTGTTGAAGCATATTATGTAGATGATATGTACGACAAAACTTCTCGTGCCAATTATCACATCATGCTGGTAGCTATGACTGAGAAGGCACGCAAGGAAATCAATAGGATTCTATCTATTGCCAATACAGATGGTTTCTATTATAAACCGCGTATCGACATGAAGTGCCTACTGTCACTTACTCCTACGGACACTATTGTTACAACTGCATGTGTTGCTTCACGTATGTTCAAGGGTGATGATTGGGAAGAGAAGTTTCTTATTCCGCTGTACAAGCATTTTGGCAGCAACCTATACTTTGAAGTTCAAAACCATAACGCTCCTGTACAGATTGAGCATAACAAGAAGCTGCTTGAAGTAAAAAACAAGTATGGTATTCAGCTCATTCACGCCAACGATAGCCACTATATTTTGCCTGAAGATGCAAAGTATCGTGACCTATTCCTAAAGGCTAAGGGAATCACATATGAAGATGAGGGTGGTTTCATTCTCGACTATCCTGATTCCGATACCATCATTCAAAGGTATAAGACTCAAGGTGTTCTAAATGATGAGCAGATTATTGAAGCACTAAACAACACTCTTGTGTTTGATAATTCTGAAGGCATCCATCTTGATTACGAGTTTAAGATTCCCAAGATTACGAAAGGCGATAGCAATGCTGCTCTAAGAAAGATTATCAAAGATGCTTGGAAGAAGGAGAAGTCGAACATTCCCGCTGATAGAATCAAAGAGTATGAAGAAGCAATCTATTACGAAACTAAAATCGTAAGTGACTGTGGTATGGCAGACTACTTTATCCTTGACCATGAAGTAGTTAAGAAAGCAGTGAACGAGTATAACGCAATCTTAACTCGCAGTGGTCGCGGTTCAAGCGTTTCATTTTATATTAACCATCTTCTTGGTCTTACTGAGATTGACAGGTTGAAGTCTCCGATTACTCTATATCCTACTAGATTTATGAGCGCTGAACGCATTCTTAGTTCTCGCTCACTTCCAGATATCGACCTTAACTTTGCAGACGTAGAACCTGTTATCAAGGCATCAAAAGATATCCTTGGTGAGGAAGGCATCTATTATATGGTTGCCTATAAGCCGCTCCAAGAATCGTCTGCATTCAGGCTATGGTGTAAAGCAAATGGCTATAACATCAATGATTACGATGAGATTGCAAAGAATCTTGATGAGCATCTTGAAGATAGAAGGTGGGCAAGCGTAATCGAAGACAGCAAGGTATTTCGTGGTGTGATTGAAAGCATCGCACCGTCACCTTGTTCATTCCTTCTTCTTGATAAACCAATCCCCGATGAGGTTGGACTTATCAAAGTTGGTGACGTAATGTGCTGTGCTCTCGATGGTTACAATTGTGACGTGTATAAGTATCTGAAGAATGATTATCTAACGGTCAAAGTCTATGACATTATTGATAAGGTGTATAAACTTATCGGTAGGCCAATTGATAACATTCAAACGCTGCTTAAGAATTGCGATGATAAGGTGTGGGATGTTTATGCCAAAGGATTAACCACGACAATCAACCAATCTGATTCTGACATTGGCAAGCAAATGCTGAAAAGGTACAAACCAACATCTCTTGCGGAAATGTCCGCTTGGGTTGCTGCCATTAGACCAGGATTTGCGTCATTGGTAAATAACTTCCTTGATAGGAAACCGTATTCAACTGGTGTTGAAGCACTTGATAGTATTCTTAACGACTCGTTCCACTATTTGTTATACCAAGAGTCCATCATGAAGTATCTGGTTTGGTTGGGTATCGAGGAAAAAGGTACTTACGATATCATTAAGAAGATTGCAAAGAAGAAGTTCAAGCAAGAAGAACTTGACGAACTTCATAAGAAACTTGAAGAAGGGTGGGTGAAGAAACTTGGTACATCTGACGGATTTGCTGACACATGGCAGGTTGTCCAGGATGCAGCAAGGTATTCTTTCAATGCTTCTCATTCTCTTTCTGTTGCCGTTGATAGTTTGTACGGTGCCTATCTTAAGTCTCATTATCCTCTTGAGTATTTTACTGTTGTCCTAACCCTGTATGCTGGTGATATGACTAGGACTTCAAATCTAATTGCAGAGCTTCCGTATTTTGGAGTAAAGCTAAAGCCTATTAAGTTTGGGAAGTCTGGTGCTGATTACACTATGGACAAAGAGAACAACAGTATCTATAAGGGTATTGAGTCAGTTAAATATTGCAACGCTCAGATTGCAAGCGAGCTTATGGAACTGTCAAAGAACAAGTATTCTAATTTCATTGACCTGCTTAAGGATATCAAGGATAAGACCAGCATCAACTCTAAGCAACTTGCGATTCTTATTAAGCTTAACTTCTTTTCAGATTATGGAAAGAACAAATACCTATTGAACATCGTAGATATCTATGATAAATTTGCAAGCGTTAAGGTATTAGCTAAGAGTAAGATGGAGCAGTTAGGTATCAGTGACTATCTTATGGTAAAGTATGCGGAGAAGGAGACTAAGAGTCAGTGGCGTGGTATTGATAACGATGGTCTTATCAATGAGTTGTGCGGTAGGCTCAAGGATGAGAGCTTAAATGTTGTTGACCAGGTAAAGGCGGACATAGAGTTTCTTAGTTATACAGATTATGTGAATGCGGATATGTCTGATGATTATTATATTGTCGCAGACTATACTACTTATAAGGACAGTGCAAAGCCTTCGCTTGTTTTGCGTCGCATTCATAATGGTGAGGAGGTAAGGTGCAGGATTAAGCAAGCGGCTATCTTTAAGGCCCAGCCTTTTGGACAGTTTGCAGTGCTGCGTGTCCCTTATATCACTTATGCGTTTAGAAAGAAGCTTATTGATGGTAAGTGGGTTGATACAGATGAAAGAGAAGCAATTCTCGAAGAGTACGAAGTCATCAAGAATGACTAACAATTAAAGTTATATGCGAAAGGTGGTGAAGTATGAAAGATAAAAACGAGTTGGTATTTAAGGCTACACCAGTCAAGAGAGTCTTTGAGAGAGATGGCTTTAGGATATATGCAATGGAAATCAACCAGAGCGCGTATCCATTTATAAAGCTAAACAGTTTTAATAATGTGAGTATCAGTGGCGATTTGCCTATTCTTACATCTGGTATAGAGTATGAGATTACCGCTGTTCCAGAGTACGGGAAATATGGTTGTACATATAAAGTTAAGAACATTAGGCGTGACGTTCATAGAAGCGGGGAAGACGTATTAACGTTTTTAAGCCAAATACTCCCAGTAAGACAGGCAACCACGTTGTATAATGTATATCCTGATATTGTGCAGCGAGTAAAGGACAACAATCTTAGCGATATAGATTTGTCTAAATTACCTGGTATCAAGGAAAAAACATTTGCAAAAATTTGTAGGGAAATTATTAAAAGTGAAATATTGTTTGACATTATAGCAGAGTTTAAGGGGCTGCTTAGCATGTCGATGCTAACAAAGATTTACAAAGTATATCCTTCGGTAGAAACACTAAGGCTTAAGTTAAAGACAGAGCCTTATACAACATTAATGCGAGTTGATGGAATTGGCTTCAAAAAGGCTGATGCCATTACCATTGAGATGCAAAAAGAAGGCGTCATTGACTTTGGTTATAACGTTAAGGAAAGTGTTGATAGATGTCTTGCTTGTATTGTTTATATTCTTCAACAAAATGAAAATGAAGGTAACACAAAGACAAATCTTGCTTATGTAAGGAAACAATGTCTTGAGCTTGTGCCTGCTTGTGCTAATCACTTCGCTGAAGCAATTAAGAGTGATTCTATCTATTATGATAAAAGCACAATGGATATTGCGCTTAAACGAACATATAAAACAGAACGCAAGATTGCAATTGCAATTGCAGGTGGCTTGAATAATGCATACAATGTGTGGGATTATGACGTTGAGAAATATAGAAGGGTCGGCGATTTTGACTTAACAGATGAACAGATACAAATGCTTCGCAACGTATGCAACAACAATATTTGTATCTTAAATGGTTTTGCTGGTTCTGGTAAGAGTGCGTCAACACAGGCGCTCATCAATATGCTTGAAGACAACGATAAGTCTTATCTAATACTCGCACCTACAGGAAAGGCAAGTAAGGTTATTTCAGAGTACACTGGAAAGAAGGCTTCCACAATACATAGGGGGCTTGGTTATTCACCAGACGGCGGGTGGCGTTTTGACGAAGACAACAAACTTAGTCAAGATATCGTTATCGTGGATGAGAGTTCTATGGTTGGTGTAAATTTGTTTTCACATCTTATTGATGCGATAGATTTTGAAACTACCAAGCTTCTCCTTATTGGTGACAATGCGCAGCTTTGTTCTATTGGATGTGGTAATTTGCTACATGATTTTATGAATAGCAAGCTTATTCCAACTGTGACACTTACCCAAATCTTTAGGTATACAGACGGCGGTTTGCTCAATATAGCCACGAGAATTCGTTGTGGAGAACAGTACCTTAACAACGGTATGAAAAACACAGCTACAACGTTTGGCAAGAATAAAGATTATATATTTATCGACAAGCCGTCGGAGTCAATGGGTATTCAGGCAGTAGCGTTGTATAAGAAGCTTTTAAATAGCGGCGTTGATGTTGAAAGCATCCGTGTTCTTACAGCTAAAAACGTTGGCGAATGTGGCGCAATAGAACTAAACAATATGATTCAAAAGGTGGCAAATAAAAATTGCGGCAGTGAGAATTGTATGAAGGTTGGCAAGGAAGGTAACGAAGTTGTATATTATGTAGGCGATTTGATTCTACAAAAGTCGAACAATTATAATGCTGTTCTTGCTGACGATGAAGAGAATACCGCATTTGTGGCAAATGGTGATACTGGCGTTATTAAAGGATTTGATAAAGACAAGTATGGTCGCTATGCCGTAGTGGACTTTGATGGTATTGAAGTTAAGTATTATCAAGGTGATATGAATTCAGATGATGTAGGCCTCGGGTATTCATATTCAATTCATAAATCACAAGGTTCAGGCGTAGATTATGTGATTGTATGTACACCTTCAAGCCATACGTTCATGCTGAATTCTAATCTTCTATATGTGGCATTGACACGAACTAAGAAGAAGTGTTTCCATATTGGCGATATACAGACTATCAATAGGGCTGTTCATAAGAAAGAGAACGTTGAACGTCATACATTTATGAAGGATATGTTGATTGAGTTTAATGAAGAGAGCAAAGAGATTGGAGATGAGTATAATGAATAAAGTACAGTTAAGGATATATGTTGAAAGGGCGTGTTTGAATTGAAGAACAAGACCGTAGAAACTGTGGTTTTGGTTGCCGCAATTGTATTCGTAGTTGTGTGTGCTTATGCGGTATATAATATGATTGATGGATACGTAAAGTCTAATGACACTGGCATTGGCACGACAGCAAAACCATATAAAAGTGTTGCGGCGCAAATTGTAGAAAACGACACTGTACAAGATGAGCAAGTAGCACATCAAGAAAACTTTGTCATGTATTCAGCGCCAGCAACAGAAGGTTTCAAGTCTTATATGGATTACAGGACTATCACCGATGAGACTTCTCTGCAATACAAGTTGCAGAACGAGTATGCATACACCGATAAAGAGTCTGGCATTAGAATGGTAGGAGATAGATATTGTATTGCACTTGGCTCATATTTTACAACTGAAATTGGACAGTATGTTGACCTTATCCTTGGCAATAGTACTATTATTCCTTGTATTCTTGCAGACCAAAAAGATGATGCGCATACCGATGATATGAATGCGGTGACGATTGAAAGTGATTGTGTTAGCGAGTTCATCGTAGATTCCAATGTGCTGCCTAACATGGTAAGGCTGTATGGAGATGTGTCTAGGTATGACGAATCCTGGGAGGCTCGCGTAACTCAGGTGCAAGTATACGATAAGAATATCTTCGATGAGCAGTAAGATATATGAAGATTCTGTGATTGGTATTGTGCTCTTAAATACAAAAGAGTATAATGACCTATGTTCAAAAGTGAATCCTGATAGCTGAATATATTTGTTATTTAGTTGTTAAGGTTATATGTTTAAGGAGGTATTGTATGCAAGTAGTTATTAAGCGCGATGGTCGCAAGGTTGCTTATGACCAAAGCAAGGTAACAAATGCAATCAACAAAGCTTTTGAAAGTGTCGATGGCGAAGTAACCGAAGACGATAAAGTGATTGCAAATAAGATTGCAGCCGAAATATCTAATATCAAAAACGATGAAATGTCTGTAGAAGATATTCAAGATGCAGTAGAAACGAAGCTTATGAAAAGCTCTCGAAAGGATGTCGCTAAAGCATACGTTCTATATCGCAATGAACGCACTAAGATTCGTGACCGAAACAGTATGCTTATCAAGCTTGTTTCTGAAAAGTTGACTGCATCCAACGTTCAAAATCAAAACGCTAATATTGATGAGAATTCTTTTGGCGGCAGGATTGGTGAAGCAAGCAATGAAGTAATGAAGCAATATGCACTTGATTATTGCATGTCAGAAATGTCGCGCAATAATCATCTGAATAACGAAATTTATGTGCATGACCTTAATAGTTATGCGGTTGGTATGCATAATTGTCTTTCCCTGCCGCTCGATAAACTTCTTGCCAATGGGTTTAATACCCGTCAGACAGATGTTCGTCCTGCCCAATCTATCAACACTGCGTTCCAGCTCGTTGCCGTTTTATTCCAGCTGCAATCACTACAGCAGTTCGGCGGCGTAAGCGCCACCCATCTCGACTGGACGATGGTTCCTTATGTACGTAAAAGTTTTTATAAACATTATAAAGATGCTATGATTTATCTTGCAGAAGAAAATATTGAAGGAGAATTATCTTCCGTATATCTTCCAAAAGAATATCAGCTAGAAAGTTATGAAAGTTTTATTCAGGACATGCCTTCTATTGAGGACGAATATTTTAAGAAGTTTAAGCACTTTTACAAATATGCCTTAGACATGACGTCAAAAGAAACATATCAAGCTGTTGAGGGTATGTATCACAATCTAAATACACTACAATCACGTAGTGGAAACCAGCTCCCGTTTACTTCAATTAATTACGGAACTTGTACGCTGCCAGAAGGTAGGCTTGTAACAAAAGCGTTACTAGATACGTCAATTAAGGGAATTGGTATGCTCCATAAGACATCTATTTTCCCATGTGGTATTTTCCAATGTATGAATGGTGTGAACCGTAAGGAAGGAGATTCGAATTATGACCTGTTCCAGCTAGCTCTTAAGTCAACTGCACAAAGGCTGTATCCAAACTATGCAAACGTAGATTGGAGTGGCAATGCTGGATATGACGTGAACGACCCTAAGACTTACTTCTCTACTATGGGATGTAGGACTGCGAATGGTTGGGACATCAATGGTATGGGCCAGACAAAGGATGGTCGCGGCAACATCTGTCCTGTAACCATTATTATGCCTACACTTGCAATGGAAGCAGTTGAGCAAGCCTCTGCATCTCTTCATGGAAACGAAGAAGAGGTGGCCGTTGAAATGTTTATGAGTATTCTTGACGAAAAGATTCATGAAGCGAAGGATATGCTTATTGAGCGATTCAACTGGATTGCAAATCAATCACCTGATTCTTCGCACTTTATGTATGAGAACGGCACAATGGAAGGCTATGTTCCAGAAGAAGGCATTGTGTCTGCTCTAAAGCACGGTACTCTAGCACTTGGTCAGCTTGGTCTTGCAGAAACGCTTCAGCTTCTTATCGGATGCAACCAGACAACTGAAAAGGGTATGGTACTAGCAAAGCGAATTGAGCAGTTGTTTAAAGACAGATGTGCAGAGTTTAAGGAAGAATATAAGCTTAATTTCGGTGTGTATTACACTCCTGCTGAGAATCTGTGCTATACTGCGCTAAAGAAATTTAAGCAAAAGTATGGTGAGATTCCAAACGTTTCAGACAAGGAATTCTTTACAAACTCTATGCATGTTCCAGTATGGGAAGAGCTTGACCCGTTTGAGAAGATTGACATTGAATCTCAACTTACTGGCTATAGTAGCGCTGGCTGCATCACTTACGTAGAATTGCCCTCAACTGTAAAGCATAACCTTGAAGCGCTAGAAGATATCGTCAATTATGCTATGGACAAGGATATTCCATACTTTGCAATCAATGTTCCTTGTGACACCTGTATGGATTGTGGCTATACAGATGAGATTGGAAACACTTGTCCTATTTGTGGTGGTAGCAACATTCAACGTCTTCGCAGAGTGACAGGCTACCTTACTGGGAATTACACTACTGCATTTAATCTTGGTAAACAAGATGAAGTGGCACATAGGGTAAAGCATGAAGGCAAGGTGTTTTAATGAGATATGCACAAGTAATTCCATTTGACGTTTGTAATGGTAGACAAATTGGTATCTCGCTATTTGTACAAGGTTGTCACCTTCATTGCAAAGGTTGTTTCAATTCAATTGCATGGGATTTCAATGGTGGCAAAGAGTGGAATGATGATGTAAAGCAAAAGTTTCTTGAACTTGCATCAAGACCATACATTAAGCGTATCAGTATTCTTGGCGGCGAACCACTTTCATATGAAAACGTCTTTGACATTTATGAGTTAATTGTTGAGATTAAAAACAAACTGCCTGATAAAGTTATTTGGTTATATACTGGTTATCTGTTTGAATACGTAATTAACAATCAGTTCAGTAGAAAGGTACTAGAACTATGTGATGTAGTTGTTGATGACAGATACGTTGAAGAACTAAAAGATATCGGCTTGCCTTGGCGTGGTAGTTCGAATCAAAGGGTTATTGATGTGCAGGAAACTCTAAAGCAAAATAAAATTGTACTTTATGACAAGTAAGGATAGATGCTATGAACAATAATCCATGTTTCATTATTATTGCAAAGCGAAATTATGAAAGTGAATATGATTATGAAGAAGTAGTTGGTAACACCGTAGTCATGCTTACAAAGAACGACTACAGTGTTTCACTAGAAACCGACAAGGAAATTGATTGTACTATTATTAAGTATTGGGAGTACACTTACACTCCTGTAAGTGACAAGGTAAGCGTTGTAACTGTCTAAAATAATTTTAAAATAGAGAGGATTTAAAATATGAATAAGGTTTCGCAGTTTCACAAGGTTTCGTATCAACAGTTCCGCAAGGATTGGCTAGACACTTTCTATGCCGATGAGCAGGATTACATTGACCCTGTTACTAAGGAAGTTGACATTCAGATTGACGCTGCTATTCGTGAGACATATGATGGCATTCAGCTTCCTACTCGTTCCACTATGATGTCTGCTGGCTATGACTTACATATGCCTATGGGATTCACGCTTAAGTCTGGCAAGTCAATTAAGATTCCGACTGGTATCCGTTGTGAGATGTATGATGGTTGGGTATTAATGATTTATCCCCGTAGCAGTCTTGGCTTCAAGTATGGTCTGGGAATGGCGAATCATACATGTATTATTGATGGTGATTATTTTGAAGCTAATAATGAGGGCCACATTATGATTAAGCTAACCAATGATAGTTCTCTTGCAAAGAATATTCCATTCAATAAGGGTGATAAGTTCTGTCAAGGAATCTTTGTTCCGTTCGGTATCACGCTTGATGATGATGTAACTGAGAAGCGAACTGGCGGTATGGGTAGCACTGGGCGCTAAATAAACTAAATAAGGCGGCAAATAATCTTATTTGCCGCCCTTATTTTATTAATAACGGAGCGAGCAATGCAGAAATTAAAAAAAATAGAAGATGTAGTAGAAAGAATTCTTGAAATAAAAGAAGATGCCAGAGAAAATGATGATATTCTTTATTTATATGTTTGCGAATATTTTAATAGAGGGGTATCTTCCGCAAGTTTGAAAAGTTTTTTAGAAACAAGAAATGAAACAACTTGCCCAAATTTTGCATCTGTAACTAGAGCAAGGAGAAAGGTCTTTGAAAAAAGGCCAGAACTTAAACCAGAAAAGGTTACAAAGCTTAGAGAGAATATGAAAAGTATTTATATAGAGTACGCAATAAACAGTTAAAATACGTGTTTTAAAGGAAGGAAAACTGTGGCAGATGAAACAGTGATAGAAATTCCGCAGAGAGAGAGAGAGAGAGAGAGAGAGAGAGAGAGTTAATCTCTTACAAGGTGATTGTCTTGAGTTAATGAAGTCAATTCCTGATAGTGTAATAGACCTAACTGTTACATCTCCTCCGTATGATAATCTCAGAACATACAATGGTAATATTAATCAATGGTGCTTTGATAAATTTAAAGATATAGCAAAAGAACTATATCGAACTACTATTGATGGCGGTGTACTAGTATGGGTTGTTAATGATGCTACTGTTAATGGTAATGAAACCAACACTAGTTTTAAACAAGCATTGTTTTTTAAAGAGTGCGGATTTAATCTGCATGATACAATGATTTGGGTGAAAGATGGTGGAGGTGCAATTGGCAGTAACAAGTGTTACACACAAAATTTTGAATATATGTTTGTATTTTCAAAAGGCAAACCAAAAGCAGTCAATCTAATCTATGATAAGCCAAACAAGTCTTATGGCGTTGATAGAAGCGGAACTGGCAGAAGAAAGCCAGATGGTACTATAAAGATAGAAAAGAGAAAACCAAATAAAAAATTCTCAAAAAGAAATAATTGGTGGTATATTCCAGTACAAAAGGGATATGGTAATCACCCAGCGGTGTTTCCCGAACAACTTGCAAATGACCATATTATTTCTTGGAGTAACGAGAATGATTTAGTGTTTGACCCATTTACAGGTAGTGGAACTACTGGTAAAATGGCGTTGCTAAATAACCGTAGATTTCTTGGTATAGAACTTGATAAAGAATATTATGCCATTGCAAAGGAAAGGATTAACAGTGTATTAAACAGTTAAAGATATATGCAATGTAATATTGTTTTAAAGGAGAACATATGGATAATACAACGCACATTTGTCCTAACTGTGGCGCAAGTTTTTATAGAGTGGATTATCAAACAACAACAGCTGTGTTTTATCCGATGATTATTAAAGACGTAGCAAGAAACTATCAAACTGGAAACAATATAACCACACATTGTACGTGTATGAATTGTGGTGTAAAGTTTAGCTTTAGCGATTGATACAATTCCGATTTTAAAGGAGGGCATATGGATAGGCCATGTGATTTCCTCTTAAATAATTATCCGACATTTGAAATTGGAGATTGTCCTAACTATGGCAGTTCAGATTGCCCAATAACAATGAAACTACAAACACCATGTAGTATTACCGTGGATAAACTTGTTACGCTTCTTCAATATAAGTATTCCAAGAGATAGGATATGAGTATGTCAGAGCAATTCGTTCCAAAGCTGATTGATAATTTTGAGGAAGTCAATCAGCAGAATATCGAGACGTTCAAGAAGCATGGAACCAAGAAGTCTGATGAGTTACGTCATAAGTGTACAGTGTGTGGACGAGACGTTTCCATCGATAATAGTTTCTCGTGTGAAGGCGACAGACTTGTTTGCGGATGGTGTTATTATAACGAAGATAAGTTTCCAAATATTCAAGATGCCCTTAATTGGATTTGGCCTGTTTATAATCTAAGATAATTGTTTCAAAGGAGAAGAAGTTATGATTAGACAGTGTGAATGCTGTTCCAAGATTTATGACAACTTTGAAGACTATCGCAATCATGACCCGCTATGTAATGCTGCTGGCTTTGTGAATTATTATGATGAAGACACTGGAATGAGAAACATCGTGTTCTATACACCATGTAAGGACAGCTATTACGACAAATGGTTTGAGTTCAATTATTGTCCAAGCTGTGGCAGGCTTATGAATGTAAATCACGTCGCATATAGATAAAGATAGGTTTAATTGGCTGCGTGTATGTAGAAAGTGTGAACAAATTAATCGCCAACTATATGCACGCAGCCTTTGTTGTATAATGCAAACACGTTAAGTTTCGACAAAAGGAGTTGTTATGAGCACAGGTAGTATTATCAGTCTAGCAGTTGATTTTGTTGTAATCGTCCTATCACTTATCTCAGGAATTTACAGTTCGTTTGTTATAGGCAATGACCTTCAAACTATTATGTCTATTGTCATCGTTGGTCTTGCAATGATTGCTGTTTTGGGTACAGTGCTTTGCGAGTGCATCGGACATATCGATGAGTATCTTAAGAGCAAGAGCAAGTAATGAGCGAATTGACCGACGAACTCTATAATCAATATAGGATTCCAGAATATATCAAGGGCAAGCTTACCAAGGAATTCCTACAGGCATTCGTAAATAATTTAATGGTTGTGTTTGACATTGATGAGCTTGACAAAGATTCATTCCTAACATTTGAATCTATTTCGATGTGTGAGAGTACGACTGGTTGGGCAGATGCACTTGAAATGGCATGTTTGTTCACTAAGATGTTTGACATTTACTCATATTATCTTACCTTGCCTTGGTATGATTCAGATATGTTTGATGCTGAGGTAATGGACATGCTGGTAGATTATAGTATTATTGAAGGTGGTGATTACTAAATGACAGCAGTGTTTCTGTTTATCCGTCTAGTTGAGTTTATTGCGGTAGTTGCCCTGATAGGATTTATTGCAAAGATTGTGTGGGATAAACTTTGGCCTGCAATTAAGAAACTCATTGATAAGAAAACAGAGTATTATGATGTTGAAAAGCTTGACGATGCTGAAATCATCGCAAGGAAGTATCAAAAGAAGGGAAAGCGAAATGCGTAAAGGTGTAATTGTAATTGCTATGGGTGCTATGCTTGCCGCTGTGTTTACTACTGGTTGTTCTACTGGCATTTATCAGCAGGATGTTGGTGAGGTTGTCGTTACCAAGGGTATGGGTGGCGAGATTACTGGCAGCACTACTGACGCAGGATTCCATTTTGTGTCGCCGTTTGACAGTGCCATCACTTACTCAACTCGCAATAATGTAATCAGCTTCATGGGTGGCAACGAGGAAGCATACAACGGTGGTAGCGCTAGTGGTTCGCAGGTAAATTGCAACGATTCCAGTGGCGCAAGCTTTGAGGTTGATATTCAGGTGAACTATTCTCTTAATCCTGATTATGCCGAAGAGCTTTATGCTAACTATGGCACACAAGAAAACTATGTCCAGTATGTTGCAGCCGTTGATGTGCGAAGCGTGACACGAGAGGTGGCTGGTAAGTTCAATACCATTACACTGCTTACTGACCGTACTAGCTTTACTCAGGCAATTCAAAACGCGCTTACTGAGAAGTGGAAGGACAGTGGTATCAGCATCGAGCAGGTAAGTGTCCAGGAGATTCGTTATCCTTCAACGATTACAGACAAGTATGCAGAAGCACAGGCGGCTGAGATTTCCAAGGCAAAGGCGCAAAATGAGCAAGAGACTGCAAAGGTAGAAGCCGAGACTAAGGTAATCCAGGCACAGGGTGAAGCAGATGCAAATGCTGCACTTGCAGAATCGCTAACGCCTGAAGTCATCCAGCAACATTACATTGATGCACTTGCTGAAATTGGCAAGAACGGCAATCTTGTAGTTGTTCCAGATGGTTCTTCTCCACTTATTAATACTAGCAAGTAAGATGATGGGTATGACATATTTTCTCATCGGGTGTTTGATTGGCGGCGCTGTTGGTTTCATATCCGCCTGTTTTGTACGTGAAGCTGACGACAACAAGCATTATTGGTAAGGGGTATTTATGTGTGATTTAAAGTATTGTGCAAACTGCAAGTATTGGTATTGCTATAGTAATGATGATAAGTTTGATTTTACATCAGATGGCGAATGCCGTAGGTTCCCGCCTAGTACGCCAGTCTTTGAAGCGTCTGGTAACGACAGTGTTAATCTAAGTGATGCATTTCTTTGTATGATTCGCGGCACTGTTATGATGAACTTCCCATTCACATACGCAGAGGATTGGTGTGGTGAATTTGATTGGGCAGACAAGCTGCGAATCAGCGACGACGATGATTATGAAGACTGGGAAAAGAGCCAGGAGGATTAATGGAAAACGTAGAGGTTAATTCACACGGTACAAATAAGGCAATCAAGGCACACATTCTATCAGATGACAAGATGCGTGAAATTGGTTTTACTGATTGCGACGAAAAGAATTGGTACTATTGTAAAAACCTAAGCAACGAAATTTCATTTAATGTCACTATTCCCAAGGATGGTTCTGATATCTCCATCGATGTTCTTGACGAGGATTACTTACAACCATACGACTTCCAGTATATTCTTGAAAAGAATCCAAACCATCCATTTGCTGTAGGCATCAAGGTGAAAGTTGAAGGTTGTATGCGATATTTACAAAACAAGGGCGTTCTTTCTGGACATGAATACGGTGAGTATATCTAATGGCAAACTACTTATTCACAAATTATAAAGGAAAGTATAGGTTGCTTCCTCGGATAGACATGGATACCAATGACTTTGCTAGAGATGTAAAAGGCAACATTGATGAAGACTCAATCTATATCTCTTGCTATTATGGCAATGAGATTTGGTACTATGGGTTAAATGACAGTCATAGGGCAATGTTAGGTGCATATATTCCAAGTAAGCAACGTGGTCACAATATTACCAAAGAGTTAAAGAAACAAGGTGTTGAGTTTTTTGACTACGATGAGACAGATGAGGAAGTAACATTTCATTTTCTTGCATCAGACATGGAAACTATTGCGTCATTACTAAAGCCCAAGACAAGTGGGGCAGATATGTCGCCATTTTCAATTAAAAATCTGCCTAAGTCCGATGTTGAGTTGCCACCTGAATACGCAGAGAGGTACAAGGCTATTTCTTCTAGGGCTGGTATGTCTGGTATGTCGATTATCAAAGACACAAACAACGTGTTTTTGTCCAGTATGGAAGACAAACTTAAAAAGAAGTATAAGAATAAGAAGTTCTCTTGCTATGAAGATATGAGACGTCGCAAGATGAGCAGGCAGTTTAAAGAGTACGTATATACGCTTGGCATGTTTGACGAATATCTTGAAGTGCTTGACAAAGCAGTGACAGATTACTATAATAACAAGTAAGGTTATATGTTAAGAGCTGCAAAGGCATAGTGTCATCGCCGTGCCTTGCAGCCTTCTTATAACCGATTGTAATAATATGAGAGGAGAGATAAATTGGTTGTAAACAATGTTAATGTTTACGGACTTGAGAATGCTATTCGCGGTTCTAAGTTCCCAATGTCAACAGATATTGATTCATTAAATGGCGAGGTGACTAAGACATCTGCAAAGCTTGCATCATGTAAGACTGGCACTGGACATGACCAGTTCCTTACTGGTATCATTGTTCAATTTGACCTAACTTTTACTGTAAAAGCGTGGACTGAAGCAGAGCGCTATCATTTTCTAGACTTTATTTCTAGTCAATCTACCATGCATCGCATTAGCAAGTTTGACTTAGATAATCAATATTCTAATTATGTAGATAAGCGCGTCATTGATATTATGAATGAACTTAAAGATAAGTATAATGAAACGAAAGACCCAGAAGATTATCTCCGTCTCTTGTATACAAATCCTTGTGGGTTTAAGCTAACTGCTGCGATGACTACAAACTATAGGCAACTTAAGACTATTTATCAGCAACGTAAGTCGCATCGACTTCCTGAATGGCGCGAATTTTGTTCGTGGGTAGAAACGCTTCCTTATTTTAAAGAACTTATTTTGGAAGGACAATAATTTAACTATGGGTAAAGAAGATATTGTAGGAGAAATATTTATTAATAATAACGGCGAACAATTTAAAGTAAATAAATATTTATATTGTAAGAATACTGAATACTATTACGAGGTTGAATTTATAAAAACACATTCTAAGAAAATGGCAGAAAAAAGAAATATAAAATATGGACGTGTTAGAGACGATTATAGTAAGCATATTTATGGTGTAGCGTGTAAAGGAAATGCAAGTTCAACTTATCCCAAATTTAATAAATTAGCATTTAAAAGATGGTATGCAATGATTGAGCGATGCTATAACAAGGATGCATATATGTATCCTTCATATGGCGGCAAAGGAGTTATTGTAGATGACAGATGGTTGTGTTTTGAAAATTACATAAAAGATATAAAAGAAATTAATGGATTTGACTATGATAAATATATATCTGGTTCAATTCAATTAGATAAGGATATGTTTATCGACAACAATCTTGTTTATTCAAAAGACACATGTTGTTTCATCAGTAGGTCAAAAAATGCGAAATATCAACCAAGCAAAATGAAAAAGTTTATAGCAATAAGTAGCGACGGTGATTCTTATGTTTTTAATAATCAAAATGAGTGTGCAAGAGAATTTGGATTGACAGCAAGGACAATTGGTAAAGTTTTAAATGGAGATTTAAAAAGTCATAAAGGTTGGACGTTCAGATATATACAACAAGACTTATAAAGAAGGAGAGTAAGTATGGATACAAATAGTTCAATTTCTAGTGAATCAGCTTACGGTAAGTGCAAGCTGACTTATACATTTATTGGAACCGACGATGAAATTGATTGTGTGCTAGATTACATTGGAAAGATGTATGATGAATGTGATTTTAATAACGAAGATGTCGTAAATAATGAGACAGCTGAAAAAGACATGGTAAACAGCCCAGCTCATTATAATCAATCTTCTATGGAATGTATTGATGAAATGATTCTTGTTTTTGGTAAGCAAGTTACGGCTGACTTCTGTTTAGGCAATGTATGGAAGTATAGGAACAGAGCGCCATACAAGGGCAATCCAATCGAAGATGCTAAAAAAGCAGATTGGTATATGATGAAGTACAAGGAACTAAAAGATGAGATGAACAAGCCTGTTATTGGTTATACTACAAGTATTGGCACGTATAACAACTAAATATATATATGCTATTATTTTGGGGCTGTAACAGGCCCCATTTTTGTGCAAGTTTTCTTTATAGAACTTATCTTTTGTAATTTGCGCAAATACATTTTACAATATAGTTGTAATTATATAAATACAACCAGAGGTGGACAAACATGGGAAAAGACCTTAAAGGCAAGGACTTAGGAAGGGGATATAGCCAACGTAAAGATAAACGTTACGAAGCGCGTGCAATGGTGAATGGTGCAAAGATATGCTTATATGATATGCATCTCCCAACATTAAAGAAACGTTTTGAAGAAGAAAAAATAAAAGTTTTAAGAAATGAAAAAAATATTAGACCGAACCTAACTTTAAATGAATGGTTTGAAGAATGGTTTGATAAATATAAAAAACCATCTCTCAAGAGTGAAGTATCAAAGCGAGCATATCATAGAAAAGTGTCAAACACATATATTGCTATCATAGGAGATAAAAAGATAGAAAACATATCTCATATGAATATGCAAGATGCTACGAATGAGTTGCTTAATAAGTTTAAAGCTAGAACATTAAGAGAAGCGCTTGGTGTATTAAGAGAGTGTTTAGATATTGCAGTAATGAACTCTATCATTAAATCAAATCCTTGTATCAATATAGCCATCAAGGATGAGAACGAGGCGGTGCAAGAACGTAGGGTTCTAAGTTCACGTGAAATGAAAATGTTCTTAGACGAGATACAGCATGAGTATTACAATGAAGCTTATCAAATATTGCTGCTTACTGGCATGAGAATTGGTGAGTTCAGTGGCCTTCAATGGCAAGATATAAATTGGCAAAACAAAACAATTAGGATACAAAGAAGTCTAAGTATTGGCTATGTTGACGGCAAGAAAATGGAGTATCTTACTACGCCCAAGACAAGCAACAGCTATAGAACCATTCCATTCTTTGGAAATGTGGGCGAATTGTTAAAAGATTGGAAAGTTAAACAAGACCAATACAAAGCAAAACTTGGAAGCAGATGGAGACTAAGACCAGAGTTAGGCGATTTAGTTTTCACTACGACATTGGGTTCTCCTGTTACGAGATACGCATTATCTCACAATATTGAAAAGGTATTAAAGAACATCAACGAAAAAGAAGAATACAATGCCGTAATGGAAGGTAGAACGCCAGAAAAAATGGAGCATATTTATCCCCACGCTTTCAGACATACGTTTGCCACTAGATGTTTCGAGAAAAAATTAGACCCTGTTTTTATACAGAGAATTATGGGGCATACTAGTTATGCTACCACTTTAAAATATACACATCTTTTAGAAACCAAACTGAATGAAGAAGTAGCAAAAGCAGAAGACTTCCTATTATAATAGGAAGTCTTTTTTTTAATACTATATACTTGCGTATTTGCGTAAAACATTGATTTGCGTAAGAAATTGCGCAAATTTATTTTTTGCATTTTTAAGCAGTTGCGTATTAGTTGCGTAAAATTTTTAAACAAGCTTGCAAACACTATGTAAATAAAGTAATATATATAAGGGCTTTGCATTTGGAGTTCTAGGAGATAACAACGAGTAAGTAATTATGAACCATTGGTAGATAAGGAATCAAAGATTTCCTATATTTGCTTAAAATAAGCAAAACCTTATATTAATGTCGTATGGTTTTGAGTCAGATTTGAGTAGGGAATTGCTTAAACTGTATCATCCATTTCCTTCAGTTAAGTTTACGCAACATGACTCATACATATGGCACCTTACACTCATAAAAATAAACAGTTATAAAACGTTCCAAATTATTATATACTTAGATTGTCGTTCATTTAGAGGCTCCTAACAGGGCCTCTTTTTTTTGTGCATAAAATTATTCTTTTAAGCTCTCTCCTGATAAGATAATAAAAGGGAGGGAGACATCAAGAAATGCACATAGTATATTCTAAGCAGGCATACAAATATTTAAAGAAGCAAAGTGAACAGGATTACAACCGAATACTCAGTGAGATAAACAAGTTGCCAGACAATCATAACAGAATAAAAAAGCTGAGTGGTATATCAAATTTATATCGTCTGCGCATTGGGGATTTTCGTGTTTTATTCACACCAGAGTTAGAACATGGTACAATCAAAATAGAAAAGATATTGCCAAGGGGTGACGTATACAATGGCATTAGATAAGAAAGCGGCAGAGAAGTTTTTGAATAGGTTGGACAGTTTGCAAAAGGAGATAGAGTCAATTCATCGTGATTTAGTATTTGCTATGGATGAGGACAAATTAAGCCTAGATGATTTAGATGCTGTAAAGAAGATAAGAGAAAAGAATGAATATAAAACCATTGAAGAATGGGAGGCAGAAGAAGAATAGAAAACGTAAAAAAAAGGAGCAGCAATTTAATGCTACTCCTTTTTTTATATCTTTTCTATTACACGCCGATTACATAACGCAACACCATGTTTCTGTTATCGACGGTTTGACCCATAAGAGAGAATGATGAATTATTATTTACCGCATTTCCTTTTATGTCATTATCATTGATGTAAAGATACTTCTTGTATAGCTTTCCACCACGTTCAAGTATAAATGAGAATCCACCACCACTGTCATTGGCTGCGGCATATTTTGGAATGAAGAATGAATTCCAACTAGAATTAACAGGTGCGGTATTGGCAACATCATAGGCGCTAAAAACCAACGAAATTCCATGAGGTTGGTCAGACACACTATCGGATAATGTTATTGTCGTATCTGCCTTCATGTATTGCGCTCCGCTCCATAGCACTTTATTCTCACCGTAATTAGCACCAGCAAGACCAGCAGTTCTACTCCAAATACGCACAGAGTTACCATAAATATTTGTGGTACCGCTAGAATCCTGATAATTATCATATCCGATTGCGGTGTTACCAGCAGTAGAGACTGGAATAAACACATTTTTCAATGTACCGTTAGCGGTTTTACCGTTTATTGCTGCCTCAACACCCATATTAATATCTTTGCTTGTTGTTATGTTGCCAGTAAGTGTACCGCCGCTTAAAGGTAGATAACTATGAGTATGGCTCTTCGCAGCATATTCTGTATGGGTGTGTGTCTTTGCTGCATAGTTAGTATGAGCGTGGTTCTTAGCAGCGTATGTGTTAGGTAACGCAGCATGAATTGCATCCATTGCGTCAAGGTCATCAGTCAAGCATTCACTTGTGTTGCCAGCACGATAAATCTCATCGGTTGATAGGGTGGGATTGAAAATCCGTTCGCTTGTTTCACTCATGATAATCTCCCTTGATAGAAGGCCGAAACTTGCTTAAACTAAATCTTGCATGGTTCATTGAATTTAGACTGAATCACAAACTGCAATTGATTCCAGTCTATTTTTAAAGCCCAATGGAATCGCCGCCTTTCACAACGTTTATATTAAGTCACATTATGTGGAACTCCTTGCGCATCATAAATAGAGACAATTGCATAATGTGGCACACCAAATTCGTCATATACATAGCATAAATAACTCTGAGGATTACCATTCGAATCATATATAGTGACTTTAGATGCAGTCAATTCCCAGACTGCATACAATGTAACATCTTTATCAACTGAATATGATTCCCCAGCTTGATATTCAGCGCTGCTAGTTGATGTTGTAGCCCATCCATAAAACTTATATTGCTTTCTAGTCGGCACGTTGGCAGATAAATTTATGGGAGTTCCATGTGTCTTAGTTTGACTACTTGGTATATTCTCAACAGTATCAGTGGTATTTTTATCATATGTAATTGTATATGTTTTAATTGTCCATTGTGCATATATATTAATAGATACATTTCCAGTCTTTAACGTCTTGCCAAATGCTTCTGCGAGCGCTTGACCAGTGTCGAAACTCTTGCTTTCAGACACAAGCGTTCCACCACTTAGCTCTGTTCCCCAATATCCAGTTGGATTATAGCCATCGCGTGTCATATACGCAGCGCCGCCTGTGCCAGAATAGTCTGCCAAACCATACTGATACTTTGTATCATAGGCAAAATTTTGCGTTAAAACGAGAACGTTCTTGTCTTCACCGACTGCATTGGCAGCATCGTTAAACGCACTTGTGGCATAGTTACTATAATAATTTACAGTTAATTTATTTACTGTCCATATAGCATAAAGAGTCAATGCTGCATTGCCTGTATAAGAAGCACCAAGTGAATACGATGTTCCCTTTCCATCAGATTGTGTATCCCATCTGCTTAATGTATATCCAACTTTTGTAAATCCGCTCTTTGAAAGTGTGAGTGATTTACCATAAGTTTTAGTTTGGTTAGCAATCGTGCCACTACCGCCGTTACTATTATAAGAAACAGTCCAAGTGTTAATTTGCCACACTGCATATAGTGTTACAGATGATTTAGCGGTATATTTATTACCAGGTTGATAGTTTGCGGTTGTAGCAGTTTTAGATGTAGCCCATCCTTTAAATGTATATCCAGCGCGAGTTGGTTCTGTCAATGACAATGTAACATCTGCATCAGCAAGTGTGGTCTGAGATTTTGGCGCACCAGTACCACCATTTGCATCATAAGTTACAGTTTTAGATGACGCAGTATACGATGCAGAAGCGGTAGAAGTGTATCTTGTCCCACTGCTAGAATCGTAATAAGCAACGCCTTCAACAGAATAGGTTGAACCAGGGCTAACCCATCCACCATCTACCCAACCACTATCAACATATGTCCCGCTTAAATACATCTGAAAATCATCTGACCAATTGGTGTGCGCGGTAGTTCCTTGAAAGCCTGTGTTACCAGTAGAAACAGCCACATAACACCGTTTGCAAATATGATATCCTTTAGAAGCATCTTTTTCTGAATAACCAAGTGCAGCATATGTTTGAAATTGTGCATATTCATTTGGGCCAGTAGAATTGCCCCATTTTTCTACTAAAACAGTTGCCATATTTTCACCTCCGTAAATAACCAATTGAAATTAACAGTATAAATTATATTTTAAATCTGTTGGAAGTAAATAGTATTGGCTTTGTTTATATCTTCAGACGGAGCATCAGTCCCCCAATCTATGCCGAGATTTTTTAAAGTTATGCCTAGGTTCTCTCGTGCCTTGGCTGCATTGTCGGCACCAGTACCACCCTGGTCAACTTTGAGTTTACCATATACACCAGAACCAAGGTCTGCAATAGGGGTTTCAATGACCCATGCTTGAATTGCAGCGCTGCTACCAATTTCATTATATGTCACACGTATCGGTATCCCTTTCTTTATCCAGTTAGATATAAAACCTGAACTCTCAGAACCTTGTTCAGAACCAGACAAAGTTGTAACCGCACTATTAGATACGCGCCGCCTAATTGCTATATTGCCAGTATTATTTATATTTAAAGTAGGATTGATAACAGAACAATCTTTTTCTGGAATTATCATAACGCTTATACCAGATGCAAGATTATCTATACCGTCTATAGTGGCATAGTAGTTCATACCATTTGTGCTTGTAGCTGTTGCACTGAAAACTCGACCCCTAGCAGCAGCATCACATACCTCGTACCCATTAAGTGTTTTCATCTTTTTTGCGTTACTCACTATTTATCACCCCTTTATCATTGCCACAGTTACGTTTCCATTTCTATCATCAGAAATAACTATACGATATCCTTTGTTTGAAATCTCTTTTTTGATGCTATCCCAAATTGTTTTTTCTGTTTCCTTGCCAGCGGCTATGATTTCTTCGCTTGCTTCGCTATGGCGCTGTTGAATATAATCGATTGCATCATATTTAAGCTTGTCAAAGTCATTTAGTACCTCTTGCTCAAGCGCCTGTTCAGTAATACGCTCAATGTTTTCTTTATAATAATTTGTAGCCATACCAAACACTCCAAACTAAGATTGGTTCACAAGAATGTCAAGAGTCACATTGCCGTTTCCATCATCATTGGTGCTTAAAGAAAGACCGTTTTGAGATATAATATTATTTATTTTATTTATGGTGCCAGTCTGTGTCAGTTTGACCTTTGTGATTGAGTCTTCTTTTTGTGCGTCGATTGCATTAATTGCATTCTGTTTTGCCTGTGCCACGGCAGCTTCAATCTCTGTTTTGATTTCTTCGGACGTGACACTTGTAATATTTTCAACATACATATAATCATGTGGTTTTGCCCTTTTCCTTACAGGAATCTCAGCGTATAATACAGTCCTTTGAGAAGACACATCGTCGCTGTCGGTTAGATAAACATACACAAGCAAAGGATAAGGCTCTTGAAGCAAAAGATTAGGAACGCTGACTGTGATTGTCTCCATGTCGCGTGTTATATTTGACTGTTTTATATATCTGTTGGCATTCTTATATTCAAACACGCACCATTCACGACTTGTCTCATATGCAGTGCCGACATTTTCTACATCTGGAACGTACTCTGTGTAAATAATGTTATCACCAGAATTTAAGGTGGCTATAGTGTCTGAGCCATCAGAAGGTTGGCTCATAACATTGGCAGCGTTGTTTAGAGTACCAGTCCTAAGTGACCTTACAACAAGCGCTTCGTCACGTTTACTGTTCGAGAAGTGTACCTCTGGTTCAATTTTAAGGTAGTCACTTGCACAACCTTTGACCTTTATCACAATCTTTTGGTCAATGTCCCATTGAAAGAAGTTGTTGATAGTATTGCCGTCAAGGTCTAAACAGGTTACTTCATACATGGGCATCACCTCCTTGTTATCATTTGTTTGTATATGTTATATAAATAGGGGAGTGGCAATAAACCACTCCCCTAAATTAAACTAAATTAACTTGAAAGATTAGCAATCGCTTGAGCAATCAAATTATCGACTTCCGCCTTAGAGTACACATCAAGATTAGCACGTGCTTTTGCAACGGTATTACCGCCAGTACCACCATGTTCAATCTCCACAGTGCCATAAAGGTCGAGCGCATTAGGTACGGTAAAATCTGCAATCCAGAATGTGCCATCATAGAACATCCTGACTGGCCTGTTAGCGCCAAGCCAGTTTGCAAACGGTGCGAAAGTTGTAGTCATTGTGCTGTTAGAAACCCTACGACGTATAGCCTTTGCACCAAGGCCGTTCACGTTGAGCGTAGGTATCTTGCTTGCGCTTACCACATGAGGAATCATCGTAAAGCTGATACCAGAAACAAGCTCAGTAATGCCAGGCACCGTAGCAGTATATGCCTCACCAGTACCAGATGTGGTAATGGCCCTGCTTACGATGTTATCTTCCCAAGCGGCAGTACCATCGGCAGACCAACTTAGAATTTGCCCAGCGCTACCACCGCTAGGAATATGTTTATTACCTGCTGTAGTAGGATGAACATATGTAGAGCCACCAGCAGCAGCGATTGTAATTGAATCGTTTGTAGTATTTGGTGTAAGCGTCACATTGTCGCCAGCGATAAATGTGATTGTATCAGTCTTACTGCTTGCTGCAACACTTGTATTGCCAATCTTGAAATAAGAGAATGCGTTCTGGTTTGCCTCTGCATTGCTAGGTGCATGTGCTGCCTGTGCATGTGTATACGCTGCATTCCAATTCGTCTTATTTGCAGCAGTGACGTGAATGTCTGCGTCACTAGTGTGGTCTGTTAGCGAAGTCGCGTTAGCCTTGGTACTAAGCTTGTTGTCAATTTCTGTTTCAGTATAATACCTGTCATCGTGTATATGACCAGTCACAGCAAATCCAGTGTGAGTGTGATTCGCATCTGCTTTGCCATCGAGCGCAGTTTGCAGTGTCGTGATGTCAGAAGTGGTGGCATATCCACTGTGGGTATGATTCGCATTTGCCTTACCAGCAATTGCACTTTGCAACGATGCAATGTCATTTGCAGTTGCATATCCAGTATGCGTATGATTCTTAAGAGCGTATGTGTTTCCAAGCCCACTCACAGCTGTTTGAAGCGCTGTAATATTTGATTCGAAAGTATCAATATCCGTTGTTAGAAAACGATTGATATTTTCACCATAATAAACAGTATCGCTAGAATAGATAGGTTCAAAGGCACCCATAATACCCTCCTAAGCTCGTGGTTTATGAAATTTGCATAATAAAAATTTATTTAAAACAAATACAAACACTCTTAAAATCAACGCATAGGCATCACCTTCTTTCTAGAAGATACTACTTCACTGCATGACGCTGACCATTTGAATCATAGACACTGATAATTGCATAATGTTTGTTTCCATATTCATCATAGAAAAAACACATTCCAGTTTTCTTTGCGTTATTTTCATCATATATACTGACAGTAGACATAGCCAATTCCCATATTGCGTATAAGGTTGCGTTTCTGTTATCAATATATGTGTCACCTGGTTTATAGAAATTAGGATTGGCACCGTTGTCAACCCATTCAATAAATTTATAATTCTTTCTTTGTGGAACTTGGCTAGGTATTATAACTGTTTCGCCATATGTTTTCGTGATATCTGCTGGAATATTAGTAACTGTATCAAAGTTGGCATTCTTTTCAAAATGTATTGTATAAGTTTTAACCTGCCAAACAGCATATAATGTCAACGCTGCATTGCTCGTATAACTAGCTCCTGGGTTATACGCTACTATAGTTGATGATGCAGATGTTGCCCATCCAAGAAAATCATATCCTATTCTTACAGGTATGTTGCTTGAAAGAGTAAGAGTCTGGTTGTATGTCTTAGTCTGATTGCTCGGCATACTCTCAACAGTATCGGTAGTATTCTTATTATAGGTAACTGCCCATGTATTGATTTGCCATTGAGCATACAATAAAAGTGCTGCGTTTCCAGTATAAGAAGCTCCAAGATTATACGTTGTTCCAGTGCCAGCAGAATTCGTGTTCCAGCTCTTTAAAATATAACCAGTCTTACTGAATCCGCTACCATTTGAAAGTGTAAGTGCTTTGCCATAGGTCTTGGTTTGATTGGCAATTGTACCAGTGCCGCCATTGTTGTTATATGAAACTGTCCATGCATTGATTTGCCACACTGCATACAAATTTAGCGCTGCATTGCCCGTATAACTTGCACCAGCTTTATATGCTACAGTTGTTGAACTAGAAGATGTTGCCCAACCCTGAAACGTATATCCAGTTCTCGTAGGCGTATTGCTAGAAAGTGTCAACGTTTGATTATACGTCTTAGTCTGGTTACTTGGCATATTGGAAACTGTATCTGTGGTATTCTTGTTATAAGTAACAGACCATGTGTTAATTCTCCATTGAGCATAAACATTGACCGTTTGATTGCTAGATGCCAAAGTTTTCCCGAGCGCCTGTGCTAATGCCTGTCCAGAAGCAAATGACGTGTCCTGATTCACAAGAGTGCCACCACTTGTGGTTGTACCCCAATTACCAGTTGCAGTATAGCCTGTTCTTGCTAGATATGTGCCATTAGAGCTTGCAGTATAATTGTGAAGGCCATCTGTGTATGCGGTAGCATAATAAAAATTAGAAGTTCTCACTATTACGTTTTTATTTGCCCCCACAGTGTTTAATGCACCGCTAAATGAACTGGTGGCATAGTTACTATAATAATTTACAGTTAAACAGTTTTGTTGCCATACAGCATATAGAGTAGTCGCTGCGTTAGCAGTATAACTTCCACCAGGTTGATAATTTGCAGTTGTGGCAGTCTTAGATGTTGCCCATCCTTTGAATGTATATCCAGTGCGAGTGGGTTTTGTCGAACTCAAAGTTAGAGTCTTGTTATAATATTTTGTTTGTGTTCCAGGAGCGCCAGAGCCACCGTTTGCATCATACTTCACGGACTTCGGACATTCATAATACATCGTAACTGAAGTTTTATAAACTGTTCCAGAGCCGCCTACCCAACCAACATAGTTCGTCTCATTAATGTTCCAGCCAGCATCGCGTGGAATAGTAACCATGTAATCATATTGTTCGCTTTTACATTTGGTTCCATAATACCAGTCTTCACCAGAAGCACCCTGAAGATATGTACCAGCCATGTTTTTGCCGAAGTTACCTCCGCCACAATAAGCGGACTGAAGGGTTGTGTTTACAGTGCCGTATGTTTGTACATAATAGCGATAATAAAAATCAACTCCGCCATCTGACCTTGCTGCAACTGCATAAGCGCCACATATGATAACTCTCCAATTGTTAGTAGCCGATGGAGTCCAGTTACCAATAACGTATGTCTGCCCTTGAACACTGTTGTTACATGTATAAGCCATATATAACTACCACCTTTACACAATCTGAATATAAATAGAATTAGGCGTGCCAGTGTCAGGAGCAGCGGTAGTTGACCACGTTATGCCAAGATTATTCAGTGCATCTTTGGCGGTAGTCGCACCAGTGCCACCGTGAGCAATCGCAACAGAACCGAATATGTCTACTGCGTTAGGCTTAGGTACATCTGCGACCCAAAACGTGCCATCATATGTTACTTGTACTGGTTTTGATGCGGTTAACCATGATTCCGCATACCCCGATGTAAGCGTTCCCGTCGCATTAGAGACTCTGCGTCTAATCATTTTACCACCAAGATTGTTTACATTAAGAGTAGGAGATATGGTTGTGCTCACAGTGTGTGGCACTATAGTGATACTTGTGCCGACAGTAAGCGTGGTAATTCCATCTACTGTTGCGGTATATGCCGCACCATTGCCAGCAGTAGTCACAGGCATAGAATAGTTATGCGTATGACCCTTGTCAGATTTCTTATCAATTAAAGACTTAAGCTTAGTGAACACCTTGCTCAAGCCAGAATTGTCTAAATAACCCATGATAGTTCCTCCTTTAAAAGTGAAGTTCTATGAACGAGAAGAAGGGTAGGCATATAATAATGCCTACCCAATTCGTTAATGAATTAATGTTTAAAGTGTTTTATTTAAAAACATTGGTAAACAACGTATCTATTTCTGTATCCGTAATAGAAGGCACCGTATCCGCGCTAACTGCTTTAGTTGCTGTTGTTGCATTACCGCTGATATTCGTTGTAAGCATGTTTTTAACAGGATTATATTTAAAATTGTCATTATATACTCTTTTAGTTTCATCGTTCGAATCAGAGAACCAAACATGTCTCACAGAATCGTCTGTTGCTTCACCATGATTTTTTACATTTGTAGAGGCACCGTTAAACGTACTTGCGTACATATTAACGGCATAAACGCCACCCCATCGCTTATCAGCAGAACCAAGTATTCTTTTGCCATCAGTGTGCGGAAATATGTTTTTATGCGTATCCCAATTATATGGATATTCGTATTCTATGCCAAGGCCCTGGTTGCCCTTGCGAGAAGTGTATGCTTTCAAACAAGATATTTGCACGCTACCTGTATCGAAATTATCCTTCTTTGTAAATGTGAATCTTAAATACATATTGCCACTAATACCGTTGCCTCTAAAAAAATAAGGAGAAGAGTTTCCATCAACAACAGATTTATGAATGCTTGTCCATGTTTTACCATCATCAGAGGTTTCAATATAAACCTCAAAATTGCTGAATGGGTATGTATACAAAACACCAAGCTCATACCAAGCAACACAACTGTAAGCAAGGCTTTGACAGTACATAGTAAATCGTCTGGCTAACTGCGATTTGCTTAAAAGCATAAACTCATTTGAATCCTTTTGCATAAACAGGTTAGACAAATCTGTCGCATCGTCTGCCCATGTAATTCCATCTGTGGTAACCTGATGATTCTGTATAACATGACCGCCTGTTAAAAAAGCAAAGTGGTCATGCCAAAACTCTCTTGCAAACGGACTTGCTGCAATAGCTGTATAAGACGGTGTGACGTTTGAAGATATGGACGCGGTTGCTTTAACTGCATTTAAGTCGCTTACAGTACCGCCAGTCAAAGACAGCTTGCCATCAAGCATTGTCTTTATTTTACTAAGAACTCTTTTTAATCCGCTGTTGTCTATAAAACTCATCGGACACACCTACTTACCATGTTATTTTTTTTTTTTTTTGAATAATCATTGGTAACCACCACGTTAGCTGCCAAATACTTCCGTGAATGCAGCATCAATCTCGTCATTTGTCATAGCTGCATATGTAGTATCCTGAGTGGTGATAGTTGTTGTGGTGTTGTCACCCTTAGTGATGGTGATGGTGCGGCCACTTACAGTCAGAGACTTGATGTAAGTAGTATTGATTTGCTGCCCAGCAGAGTCCTGCGTTGCCTTAGTTGCAGAGTTAGCAGTATCAGCTTTAGTGGCTTTAGCAGCGTTTCCTGCACTACCAGCAGTTGTAGCGTATTTAACCGACTTATTAGCGTCAGCTGTGTTATCTACGTTGCCAAGGCCAACAGTGGATTTAGTAAGAGCAGCCCAAGTCGCATCGCCACGCAGGAAGTAGTTTTGTTGTCCCTTAGCAGGAGCAGCAACATAACCAGCAGTACCAGCTGCATCGGCAGTAGCACCTTTAAGTGCAATCCAAGTGTTGTTATCAGCAGCCCAAACAGCAGTGCCATCAGCAGACCACTTCAAGAATTGACCAGTGGAACCACCCGAGGGAATGTGCTTGTTGCCAGAAGTTGTCGGGTGAGTATACACAGTATCCTGACCAGGAATGCCGAGGCCAGTGATATCAGCCTTTACAACGGCGGTAGCAGCGGTTACGTGACCAGCTGCGTTCGTTGTAATCTTATAAAGACCAGAAGCAAAAGCAGAGCCATGTGCAACAGCATGGTCATAAGCTGTCTTACCACGGTCGCCACGATAAGCAGTCGTGGAAGTCTCGCCAAGAGCGATAGTTTCAGAAATTACTACAAAATCAGAACCGCTCCAACGATACGTTTTGTTGTCGTTTAGATTGACATAAATCTTGCCAGATTCACCAGTAATCTCAGTGGCATATGTGCCGTCAGTATTCTTTGTCTTATAAAACTTAGAGCTTGAGTAATAACCTTCGATAACGTCATCTACGAAGCTAGGAAGGTGTGCAGCGTCGATGACACCAGTGATTGCGGATGCATTGACGGAAGTGATATCCGCAGCTGCGTGATTATGTGAAGAATTGGCCTTACCGTTAAGCTTGCCGTCAACCTCTGCCTTTGTATAGGCACCTACACTTGAGGCTGTAACATTGATTGATTTGGCGGCAGAACCATCATAAGCACCTTGAGAGGTGCCATTAAGAGAAACAGTAAGAGCATAAGGGTTCTTTAGCGAAGAGTATGTACTATTAGTAGAGCTAACAATGATATTGCCACTGGTGTCAGTAGTGACAGTAGTGGCACCAGAACCGCTAATCTTATGAGCAGAGGTTACAGCACCATTCTCAACGCTGTTAAGATACACATTGCCATTGGTAAGAGCAGTCGTTGTGTTGGTGGTAGCGGTAGGAGAGCCGACAACGTTCTTACTTGCATAGTGAGTGTTTGTATCTGTAAACACTGCGTCAGCAGGAACAGATTTGCCAAGCGTATAAGTCGTGGCAACGGGCTTACCGTCTGCAAAATACACAGGCTGAGTAGCAGAACCAGCAGAGCTATCGAGCTTTACCGCGCTATTGGCTGAACCACCAGAAGAAGAAGAACCAGCATAATTATGGGTGTGACCAGAAGCAGCAGCATCTAGCTCGCCAAGAGTGGGCTTGTCGGCTTCGGTATAAATGCGCTGCCATGCACCCCAAGTATTGCTGTCGCCTTGACTCCTTGTATAAATTTTTGGAGAATTATTAGCATTGTACTCGTAAATAATTTGAGTAACGCCAACATTTGACAGCACCTCCATGGCAAAGGCGTTCTTTGTCGGGCAGTTGGTAAGACCAGCGGCGTTAGTGTTGGTAGGGCACTTATACCAACCAGCAGTTGTAAGAGTGTTAAGGTTTGTGCTTGCCGCAATCTCAGTGGTCAAATGTGTGGTATGAGAGTGAGTGGTGTCAGATTTGCCAGCAAGCTTTGTATCAATTTCACTCTCAGTGTAATACCTGTCGTCATGTGTGTGACTAGAAGCAGCCTTGCCGCTGATGGCCGTGTTAAGAGCGCTTACCTTTGCGTCAATTTCACTCTCGGTATAATAACGGTCATCATGGGTATGGGCAAAGTCTGTAATGTCAGCCTTGGTGTGCTTATGACCAACCTTAGTGAACTTAGTGTTAATGCCTTCAAGCACATGCTGTAGCCCAGTTTGGTCTAGATATTTTGTTTCAGCCATTCAAAACCACATCCTTGTGTTTATTATCGTCTTTATTCTTAATTAAAATTGTCAATCAATTAAAAGCAAAGATGGCAATAAACATCTCTGCATAAATACACCCCTATCGTTGACAAATAGCTTGATGGGGCAGGGTAGGGGAGTGGGGGAGAGGTGGGTGTAAGCCACCATCTCCCCTTGATTCCCTAATCTATAGCGATTAAAATCTATATTTTATGCAACATAGAATAAAGTTAAATTACTTTAAATTAAGCCTTTACGGCGAATAAATTATCAATCTCGGCGTTGGTAATTGCAACAAAGCCATCGCCAACCTTAGTTTCAAGAGCAGAGATACGGTCGCCCTGAGCGCTTAGAGTGGTGGTATGTCCGCCGACAGTAGTGGTAAGAGTAGCAAGGTCAGTCTTGTTCTTATCAGCAGTGGACTGAGCGTCAGTACCAGCCTTCTTAGCATCGGCGATTGCCGCAGTAACCTTGCCGTCAGCAGCGATAGCAGCCTGAAGGTCATCGATGTCCTTTTCGGCAGTAGTTACGCGAGTAGTTAGAGCGGTGACATCAGAAGCAGCAGCCTTAGAAGCAACGACATCCTTTAGAGTGTCAACATCGCCCTGAGCCTTATCTGCGGCACCCTGAGCTGTAGTAATCTTGCCGTCAAGAGTAGAGTCGGCAGCAAGGCGAGCATCAGTCTCAACCTTTACCGCAGCTTCAATCTGCTTTGCAACAGAACCCTCACCATCGCCAAGCTTAGCTTCGACTGCCTTTACGCGAGTGTCAAGGCCACCCTCAACACCAGTTGCGCGGGTCTTCTCAGCATCGACAAGCTCCTTAATGTAAGCCACAACAGTTGTAGCTGTTGCACCTTCGGGAATGTCGCCAACCTTAGTCTTTAGAGCCTCAATGGCAGCGCTCATTGCAGAAGCATCATCTGGGTGACTCTGAATCCAATTTGCAATTTCCTGAAGTGTGTCAAGAGACTCCTTGGCATTATCAGGAATAAGCTGCTTGGTAAGCTCTTCATTGGCGATAGTACGGACAGACTTGCTTGCATCTTCGCCAACTAGAGTTGTTACTTTGGCTTCAACTGCGTCAACGTCAGTTTGAAGGGTCTGGATATTACCTTCAGCAGTTGTAATTTTACCTTCAGCCGTGCCTACACGAGCTGTAAGAGCAGCAAGAGAAGCATCGGTTGCAATACCTGCGGTCTTCTCATCGACATAAGATACGACATCCTTGGCTTTTGCAGCAGTGGGGATAGTGCCTACATATGTCTTAAGGTCGTTAGCTGCGGTCTGAGCTGCACCAGCCTTGTTATCAGCGGCAGTAATCTTTGCCTCAAGGTCGGTCTTTGCATCTGCAACAGCCTTGGCAACAGAACCCTCAACAGAAGCGGCACCGTTTAGCTTTGCGATAGCATTTGTGTTGGTCTTAACTGCGCCACCAGCAAGGGCATCAACAAGGGTTTGCGCGGTACCAACACCATCATAGTTACTGGCAAGTGAATCAGCATAGTCCTTGGCAGACTGAAGGGCGGTAGCGTCCTTTGCATCAATCAAAATCTTAATCTTTTCATCATAATGGGTTAGCGCACCAAGGTCTACATACTTTTTAGAATCAGCCATAATTTGTTCCTCCTATAATATTGCTTATGTTATATCAGCGTTTAAAACAACGCATTGATATCATCTTCGGTAGCAGTATCAATTACGCCACCTACACCTTCTGTTTTATTTGCAACGATGAGATAAGAATTATTATCCTTATCGTAAACAGATATCTCCTTTTTTGCCTTATCGACATAAAGCGTCTTTTCACTAGCGTTACCTAGCTCTGGCAGCTCTGTACCTATGAATATAATGTCATCTGGGCGTTGTGTGATTTGCACCCAACCATTTTGATAAGACCATAAAACAGCAGTCTCAATGACAAAATAATATCCATTGGACGGGGAAGAGAGTGTGCCTCTCTCATAATCCGTTTCCAGCTCCGTTATTTGATTATAAAATGTTCGCTTATCTTTAAAGTCAAACGCAATCCTGTGTTTGTCTTGAATGAAAATAAGCTGACCATTTTTAATAACCAAGTTTGATAATCTTTCGGAGGTCGTAGCAATTACAGAAAAGGGTGCGGTGTTTACCGTTTCTGCCATGTTTTATCGCCTCCAAAGCTAGGATTTAAAACTCAACTACATCAAAAGTAGCCGCATCGATAGCAGTTTTAATCTTCGAATCAACCGTCGCTTCATCGACTTTCTTTGCAACCTCTGCTTCTAATGCAGATAGGTCTGCGGATTTAGAGATACACACAAAACCAGTACCATTCCAAAAATATGCGTTGTCTTCAAATAGATAAACAACGCCTTCTTTCGCATCGTCTGTTGGCAATGAATCAACTTTAACCACGCGGGGTTCGTTGTCAACAATGACAGGTGTCCCATCTTTTTTAACCCAACCAATTTTAGGTTGTGTATCACCGTCAAGGAACAAGATGTCATAAGCGTCGATAGCGCCAGAAGTCAGAGCTGTCTGAAGTGACTCTGATTTGCCATACGCATGACGCGCTTTTTGTTCGGCCATAAGCATTCCTCCTTTTGTTCTCATGTTTTTACTCATATAAAAAGAACCCGTTTCCAGGTTCGATTTACTAATATTAATTTAATTAGACAAAATATATTTCTTTTCTTCTTCGGTAATCTTATTTTCTTTAAATAAAATCGTCACCTTGTTTTGAGTTATTTTGCCATTTCTATATAAGCGCTTTAAAGATTCAACAAATTGTCTCATGGTTTAGATAACACCATCCTCAATCAGCATCTCAGTATACCAATCTATTACTTCGGAAATTGACTTACAATTAAGAACCCTTAGTTGCTTATATTCATATTCGTCTATCTCTTCTACATGAACAGTGTCATATCCTCGCACTGGGATGTTATATAATGTGTCTTCATGCCAGATATGTTCTCTGTCTGAGGAAAAGATAGCCTGTGCTTCATTTTCGTCACAAAAAATCATACGATTGTGCTTTGGCTGATATTTTAGAAACACAAGACGGTCTAGTACATCAATAACCTTACCGTCTTTAATGACTTTATAAAACATATTTTCACCTCACATTTACAAAGAAAGGGTGGTGCAAAATGCACCACCCACAATCTGACTAAAAACAAATTTCAAGCAACACGCCATAACTAGTTGGCGCATTTTGGAAACCATACACTTCACCAACAGAGTTTACTGCAAGTATATAATCATTATATGTTGCAAATGGCGAGCGCAACCAATAAGAATAATAAACATTGTTCGCATCAGCGCGTTTTCTATTGTCGTTAGTAGTCATATATGGAATCGTATATGTCGCTTCGTTGACATACGGCTCGACATTATACGTGCTTTCATTAGACACCTCTATAGCAGAAGGAATAAAGATATGGCATTCAGATGTACTTATTTCATTAGACATCTTGCCGATAGATGAAGAAACCGTAACCTGCTTCATAAGAAGTTTAATCTGGACTGGCATGGCATTATACACTCTAGTGTTAAGGAATGTATTAAGTTCAGACTTTGCCCAGCCGCCTTCGTTGCCACCAGTATATTGACTATTATATATTTTCTTACGTTCAAGCAAATTAGACGCAAGCATAGTAAAACTACAACGCTTAGAAGGATTATCACTTAGATAATACTTCTTGAAGCCACACACATTAAATCCAACTTTCTCATGTGTCCAGCAAGCAAGCTGCTTACAAGCTGCTTCGCCTAAGTCCTTATACCATATCTTGCACCAATATATTTCACCATGAGCATAATCTTCATAGCTACCGTCATCTGCTTTAGAACAGCCAAACACAAGCGTACTATTGTCAGCAATCGTTGACCTCGTTCTTGTAAGCTCTTCTGTTGTAACGTCATCTCCACCAAGGTTAGAACTATAAACAATAAGATTGTTATCGCCCTTTTTGTGTCTGATTACAATCATATCACGATAGTCAACTGTAATTGGTGTATTTGTCGTACCTGTAGAACCCCATGTAAGTTTGGTGCCACTATTGTACCAAAGCTTAAAACCATTTGAGCCGTTGGATTGGAAACATTGTGCAAGAACAGCTCTGTTGCTATTGCCAGTGAGGAATTTCGCATCTATAGCAAGAACAAAGTCTTTGTCTTCATCGAACAGCTTTATTCCAGTATCGATATAATTCTTACCAGTAAAACTTGTCTTTTCGGATATGATTGTCTTAGATTCAATATCGTCGTAGTCAATATCATATCCAAGCTCAACTGAATATTCATCGCCTTCCTCAATGCCAAGTGTTGCTGGGTCTATTCCAAGCTGGGTCATTGCATAAATCTCAACAGGTGACATATTCTTTAATTCTTTTCCGTTAAAAGCGCCATCTGTATATGTAAAAGAATCAAAGATTGCATTTACGGTCTTGTCACCATCAATATAACCAGACTTATCCCATCTGTTAAACAAGTAATATTTATAACCATTCTCTTCGAGGGTATAGGTAGGAATATCGCCTTCATAAATAATATTCTCACCATATAAGCCAGTTGATTCCTGCTTGACAATTCCCTTAGAGACATACCTGATTGTATACCTTCTAGTTGATTCACTATAAGTAGCCTTAATAGTAATCGGCCCAAAGACTGCTTGGAACGAAGAGTCCCAACCATCAAATGTAAAGTCCGTACTTACAGTGCTTGGCTTTGTTGGTGTGGGAATCGGATTGTCGGCTCTCGTAATAGGGTCAACTGCCTTTTGCCCCTTGTCAACATATTGAACATCAAGCACAGTGTTGTCATAGTTGACGAACGTTACTGCATACTGTTCAATCAATGTATCATATGTAAGCTCAAAGTCAGGCCATGCCTTTTGATAATTGTGAAGTTGCTGTTGCTTTACAACAGGAACGTGGGCAGTACCAGCAAGAACAGATTGGTCAACGTTGTAACCATTCTTATCAAGACCAGCAAGTCCATATATTTTATCAAGAAGAGTGGTATCGTTAAGCTCCCAATCAACACCAGTAATCCTAAGTCTGTTAGCGTTGACTGCTTTCTCAAGTAGACTTTTAACGTCTACAGTATCGCAATTCTCTATAATGATTGTGGAGATATCTTCGTATCCAGCGATAGAAAGATTCGTAAGATACATCAAGTTCTTCATATTGATTGATGTAAGCGTACCAGGGAGTTGAGCCAAGTTAATAGCGCCACCATTTGCGAACAAGACGCCTTTCAGACCAGAACCAGAAGCATATAGCTCCTCAAGGTTCATACACTTAGAAAGGTCTAGGCTGCTTACAAGATTAGGAGTATTACGAATGTCAAGCTTTTCAAGAAGCTTATTGTTACCAATTACCAGGTTTGTCAAGAATGTGTTTGAATAACCTTCAGTGGAGTTACCGATAATAAGCTCCTTCAACCTTTCAGCATTTGAGAAGTCATTATCGTGGATATAACAAGCAGACACATCGCCTACAGACTGAATCCTTGAAGCACCGTAAATAAGAACGGCGGTGTCGTCCATTGTCTCATAAGGACACGTGATGCTATATTGTTTGCCAGCTTTTGCCCTTACCTGAGTAGGAGATGAGTTGCCGAACATCACTGACAAATACATGTCTGAATACGGTGTCAAATGAAGCGTATAGTCAGGTGCGACAACAGCATCTTTAGGAGTATTACACCTGAACATGATTTGATTAGATGTGGCTGTAGTTCCATAAAACTTAGTAGCCATGTACATTTCCTGGTCACGTTCAAATTGTCTACGCTGATACTTTTTCTTGCCGTTCATCATCTGTTCAAGGAACCTGGTGTTTCCATCCCTGTAAGGACGCTCATACTTTCGCACATAATCAACGCGCCAAAGTTCCTCGCACCATTCGTTTTGCTTCTCATCAAACTGATTGATAAGAGAGGTGGCACTCCAACAATTTTTGCTTTCACAACTTACATACATCTTCTGTAATTCGGAACCCATAAGGTCACGAACACGACAGAAGAATACAGATTCAGCTGCGTTGAAAATATAACCAGAAGACTTGTCGCCATCAGTACGATAGTCTGTGTCTTCCTTACCATATGTCATAGTAAGCTCACCACTGTTATTGATACCAAGGCTCGAATCGTTATCATAATTCCAGAAATCAAAGCGATATCCATTATTAATAGCAGCAGCAGTATCATCAACAATATAATAGGCAGCTTTGTCTCCAAGCATCTTTGCTTCAGCAGTAGTAATATAATGCTTAGCCCAATGGAAAAAGACGTTTTTGGCACGGTTGTCAATCATTGTATATCTAAGTGTAAACAAATAGAAGTATAGAGCAGAATCCACAATGAACCAATTGCTAAGATTGTTCTTAAAGTCCTCATCGCTTGATGTGATTACAAACTTGTAGAAGTCTCGCCATATCTGTTTATTTTGAGTTCTGATTTTTGTCTTTTCTTCATCGGTAGAAATAGCTTCGCCGTCTTTAGAATCTCCACAGCAGTCATATCTAAACTCAAACGAACCATCCCAATCATTATATAAAGCATCATAAGCGGCGTTTCCAACGACCCACTCGGCTTCAGTAATGGGATACTTCATAGAGCCATCAACGTTAGAGACACCAGTTTGGAAGTAAGAGTTGGGAAGTGTGTTATCACTAACCTCAATAGTAAACTCTTTCATATCATCTGGGTCATATGCTCTTGTAACATCAGTCTTCTTAGAATCTCCGATGTTACCCAAAGCATAGTAATGCCACTCACAATCCTGAAACTCCCTATGAGTCGTTACATCTGGGTCGCTCTCTTTGATAAACACGACGCAGTTTACAAATTCCATATCGTTCTTAATTCTAGAATCACGCCTAGTTGCAGGTGTTTGATATGGGAGATAATCGTTGTATCTCTTCTGTAGATATGCGTTATTTACCATCTCGGAACTGGCGATATTGACTTTTACGTTAAACCAGCTATTAGGCACTGAAGTTCTAGTAAGTGCAATCTTACCAGAGCCGTCTGTCACAGTGCTACCATCACCAAGTGTAAGCTTTGTAATATAAGTTGGGTCTAACTCTACTTTGCTAGTTACCTGATGCTTGCCATCAAAACCAGCAATAAGGTCAATATTGCGACCAGCAGCGCCATATTCATTTGAAGTAGTGCCTTGGCCCGAATGATAACAATTTTCAAATTTCCAGTTATCAAGAACAGCATCGCCATTCTTATATATACATTCAAAAGAAGTATTACCAACAAAATCTTTTTTGTTATTTGTAAAGTGCGGAGCTTCAATTTTAATAATCCTCATATTAGGCAATGCTTCTGCAACAGACTCAGGCGTAAGAACTTTGTTCTCATCATAAATTTGATTACGCTTATAACGGTCAACCATTTCAGTTGCGGTACGTGCGTCTGCAATGAAGTTAGAAAGAATAGCGGAACTTGAAAGACTTGCATTATAGGCCTTCATACGATAAATCAAAACATCGCAATCAGGCGAGCCAATTGTAATAGGAACAGGTGATTCCTGAGTAAACGAATAGTCACTTGTATAACTCATCGGCCTACAAGGCGTACCATCCTCATAAGACATGACGATGGGAATATCTGTATCCTTATTAATATTGAACTCCCACTCAATGACATCATCTTCGCTATAAGGGATATACAGAGACTTTGCGCTTGACTTGATATAAGCCTCGTGTACGTTCATCTGAAGGCCAATTTGAGTAGAGGTGCCAGATTGGCATGTCAAGAACGTAGCATCACTCTTTGCGACATTAGTGGTTTTAAAGATTAACTTAAACTCCTTGCCGTTCCTTCTTGCATCGTCAGAGAAAAGATTATAAGAAATGACTGCATTTGTACCAGCCTTAATACCAAAGTATTGGTCGCCGTTATCGTCAATCTGATAACCGCCGTTTACCCAGTCAAAATTATCAGATACAGTCATAGCGACATCGCCATCAGACCAAAGCCTGTCAATATCGTTGTTCGACTTACCAATTGGGTTGAAGTCAAATACAAGACCAGCAGTAACAGGCTGGACATCAATATCAATCTTCTCAACCGTAACATTTAAAGTCTTAACTGTATCGCCACAAGTAATTGTAAGCGTATGGGTGCCAATATCAGCAGACTTAAACTGCCAAGTGTTGACATTGCTCTCAAGTGTAAGGGTAGAAACTACGTTCCCATCTACAACAAGAGTAACGGTAGGCGTTTCAGTCGTTGGACTATACACGGTATATACAATGTTGGTCGTGTCATACTGCTTGGCAGTAAACTTTTGCTGTACACATCCAATCACAGGAATGTCGCTTGTCTGGTCATACCAAATGACATCCTTCATAATGTGGTTAGATTCGATAACACTGTTATTGACATTGGCCGTCATATAAACTTCAACAAGATGTGCTCCATGTGTTTGAGCAGGGAGGTCATATGCCATAGGAATACCAGAAGAAGTTGTTTCAACAGTGCCTACTTCCTTGCCATCAATCTTAAAATGAACTGTCTTAGGAATTGCACCGTAAGGTGTATAATCAAACGAAACCTTACCAAGCGGATAGGTAAGCGTATCGTTAAACGTAGACTCAAGCCTAACGTCAACTTTTTGCACGGTCCAGTTCTTAGTTACCAAGCTGCCAGCATCATCTGTAATACTAAGATTTACCTTCTGTGTACCAATGGCAAGATATTCCGTAACATCAAAAGAGTTTTCACCAGATACAGCTGTATTTGTTGCGACAATTCTGCCGCCGACACGCCATGTGGCTGTACCATCTGTAACCTGGTCGCCAGAAGAGTCAACGCCAGAGAAGTTATATTTGATTATAGCTTTATCATTCGTCGTGACAATAACAGGTGATGTGGTAACATACTCAATTTTAAGTACGCTACTTGTACCACCGCCGCCGCCACCACCGCCTTGAATAACGAACGATGCCTTTTCAGTCCTTACTTCTGTTTCGTCGTTTCCTTCGTTTTCAATCTCATACAACACAAATTTATAATCTCCATCTGTGTTATATGAAGCATCGTAAGTAAGACGTGGCGACTTGTCGATACCATTGACTGCTTCGTTAAGCTCGGTAATCTTCGTACTTAACGTGTCAATATTATTCTTGTTTGTATTGGCAAGATTTTCAATTCCATTGATGCTAGTGCTTGCTGCGTACCTAGAATCAGAATCGGTCTTTGTATAATAATTGTTAGCAAGATTATCGCTAACTACCTTAATCTTTCCATCGACCTGAGTGGTATATGTATTAGTCCACTCATCAGACGGGTCACTATTAATTTCAATCTCTTTGATTAAAGTCTCGCCGTTATAGAACACAAGTTTCTTTCCGTCATAAGTGACATTAAACTTGGCGAGTCCATCGATATTTGCAATCGACTGTTTAATTTCATCAAGCTGGTCAGAGATATCGATATTAGAAATCTTATCATCAACTTCTTGCTTGGTATATACATCAGATTTCGTATAATAGTTAGCAAGTGCAGTAGCTACTTTATCATTTACAGTCGCTTGAACACTGTCTGCAAGTTCTGTTTTTGCGTTGTTTACAGCGCTTTGTGCTTGCTCAGCAGACTTGGCTGCTTTATCAGCACTTGCCTGTACCGTGTCAATTGCAGCTTCGGCTCTATTGGCAGCAGCAGTTGCTTCATTGACCTTTTCATTTACCTGTGTAAGAAAGCTTGTAATCCAATCTGAATCAGGTACAATTTCTCCATTTGCCTCAAGAGACTTAAGCACATTTAAAGTATCGTTTGGCTTTGTTTTCCAAACATAATTTTCACCTTTGGAATTCTGACCGATGGCTTGAATCTCAAACGACAACTTGCCTGTAACTGCGGTTGCATTCGCATCAACAAGCCAACCAAATCGAATTTTCGTATCATTGTAATATACGTTTACCGCATTTGAACGACTGCCGTAACCTTCAGCATTCACAAAATAAATCTGAATACTTGCAACGCTGGTAAGGTCAAAGCCATCGTAAAATCGAGGCATTTCAAATGGGATATACTGAGAGTTTGACTCTCGTGTTATATTTACTTGCTTCTTATTAACATTGACATTCTTTTCATCGTCAACGATTGAAACGTTTGAGTCATCGTAATCAGAGTAATACTTGAAACGATTCATAAGAATCCATCCGTCATCGTTAAGAGAATAAGAGGCAACCATATCGTTTTCATCATCTAATGAATAATCAATCACTGCAACCTGACCGTTATCAGCAGCCTGAGTCAATGTTGTCGCTGGCTCATTTATAGCGCTAAGTGAATCTTCAAAAGATAGGGCCATTTATATCGTCCTCCTTCGTAATAATAAAAGAGGACGATTAATCATCCTCACATCTTTTTCATATTTAAAACTCAACAATATCATCGTCGTCTGTATCGATAATACCATTGGCATCATCAATATCGACAATCGGCACACCTTCTTCTGGGTTACAATTGCAACTTTTGATTGTAACTTTGGTGCCAATTTCCTTACCATTTGCAGTAAGTTGCAAACCGCCATCGATAGCATTATATTTAATATTGTCTGCCTTAGAGTCATTCAGAACCGCACTGACTTCTTCAAGTTCCTTAAGCTGCGCATCGACTTTAATGATTCGCTGGTCAAGAGCAGACAAAGCGGAATCTGGTATAATGTCGCTCCATGCTGCTATCGGCACAATCGTAATCACATTAGTAGAAGTTTTTCTTACTCGCTGAATCGTCTTTCCATCTGGGTCGATTTCTGCGAGCGCAAACGTTAGCTGAATTTCGATATCGCCTGGCTCGCTACTTAGACAGGTATCTATAGGCAACTTGTATCTAAGAGCATCTTCATACATCTCATCATCGAGAGTAAGAATCTCAGTCACATACTTACGGCTGCAAGGCAAAATATATTCTAGCATGACAGTAAAATCAGACATGTCATAACCTTTATATTTTTGCGGCACTAAAAACCATAAATCATCAACAAGCTTAGAACGTTGCATAATACGTTCACGATTTGTTGTACTGATTGTGTTATCGCTATTCACAAGCAAAACATACGCCATAAATTACCACCTCGCTTCTTTTATCATTGCTTCTCAAGTCCATGCCATCGAACGTCCTCAATGAAGGTATGGCCCTTTAAGCGTGATTGATATGCTTCTTCAATTATCTTATACGCAACGTCTACTTCGCCGTTCTTCAAACCGCGTTCAGATATAATGCGTTCATATTCCTGATAAATTCTATCGATGCGCGTGAACTGCTCTCTCGTCGCAGGGAAGCCGTCATCTGATACTTTTTCTGCGAAACTTATAATTGTTTCACGCTTGTTGTCTACCAATAGAGCAACAATCGCTTCGCTTTGCGTATCAAGCTTGTTTTTAATTTCGCGCACAGCTTCTTCGTTATTTTCTAATTTACTGTTTACAGTATTAATCCAATCATTGCGTGCAGCAATATTGTCATTACTGTAATGACTGTTAAAATCAGCAAATGCAATTTTAATCTCGTTTATCATTTCTGGCATTTTCTCAAGCGTCTCGCGCTCTTTCTTCTTACGCGCAAAATACTTTCTAACCTTCATACACTCTGGAACCACTTTACCTTTAAACTCTAGTAATTCTCCCATAAGATTCATAATGACAATCACCACCACGATAGTGCCAATTACCATCATCGGAACACCAAAGCATTCAGTCAAATACTTTAAATAGTCTAGCATCCCATATATCAGCCTCCGTTTCAATCGAGAACGGCATCGGTATAAGATGCCACACACAACATATAGTGGGGGACTAGGTGTTATAAACACAACACCTAGTCCCATTAATACATTAAAACTAAAATTCTATAGCATATATATTTATCAGATTAAAAAGTACCTGCATTTAGAGCAGCCTGCATTTTCTTTACCATTACTGACGGCCCCCAAACCTCACCATCGACAGGAGTACCAAAATGACGCTGCATAGCCTTGATTGTGAGAGGGCCGATAATACCATCCTGCTCAACGCCTACAACCTTCTGAATTGCACGAATAGTAGGACTACCCTTGGGCGAAGAAACCCAATCCCAACCACCAACTAGACCAGGATTGCTATCCTCATAAACAGCGTACTGAGAGCTGACAACGCCATCAACATAAAGGCCGAAATGTTGCTGTAGCTTCTTAGTGGTGTTACGGCCCCAATAGCCGTCAACATCAATATCACCAGAAGTAGAAGGTTGTTCCACAGAACCAGAGGCAGAACCACCATTAGATTCCTGACTGCCGCCAGTAGACGCAGACTGAGAAACACCAGTCACATAATCATGAAGCGTCTTCCACTTTGCACCAGTTGGGTCGCCAGAGACATAGGGGGCAGGGCAGTCCTTATGAGGGTCTACAAACCTACCAGTATAATAATCTGCGACATCATGGTGACGAATGACATGAGAAGCATCAATGCCATAACGATTCATCAGGTCAAGGGTGCAAGTGCGAAGGCGCTCAATTTCAGCAGAGGTAAAGTCTTCACCATCAGAGCACACTTCGATAGAGATACTTTCCTGATTGCCTCTGAAATTGCCGACTGCCCAAGCAGTATCGCCTTCAGGGACAGAGAGAACAGTGTCATTGTCGTCAATGAAATAATGAGCACTTGCATTGCGGTTGCCACCACTAAAATAAATACCATTGTTTCGAGCGCTGCCTGGTGCGCCTGTGTAATGAATCACAATCCACTCTACAGAATGACCGCCGCGTCCAGAGGTATATGTTTCAGGACTTGCTTGAATTGTAAGGTTAGCCATATATTTATCACTCCTGATTAATTAGTTAAACTGCTTCTTATCTGCCTTAATCTCATCTACGAGTTTCTGGCCTTCTTGTGCTGCCTTTGTAAAATTGTGGTTCTTATAACAGCCATAAATAGTAGCGCCTACAAGAACGACTGCACATAGCACATTTGTAAGCATGTCCCCATCTATTTCAATGCCAAAAGCAGACAACACCGTGATAGCCACGGTGACGATGGTACTGACTATTGCTTTAATTGTTTGTCCATTCATAACTATTCCTCCTTTTTCTTTGTACCGACATCATCCTCAATCAATTTGTCTTCCATCTGCTGAGGCTGATTTTGAGTGGATAGATAGCGCTCATATTGCTGCTTGTCATATTCACACTGCTGCTTCGAAACTTCGCGTACCTCAATCAGAAAATCCTTGAGGACGGATTCAATAACAAAGAAGGGCAGTCTAGAATTATTAATTAATTCTGCGATTCCGTTTTTGAGTTCTTCGTAAACAAGCGTCTGAGGCTTATCCATATAAATCACACCTTTCAAATTTTATTAATTTAATTTTTCTAACTCTTTCTTTAAGTCTGCAATGCTAAGAGTAGTTACGCCACCACTTGCATTTACATATAATAACTTTCCTGCTTCACTTGTTTTACCAGTTAAATCAGTATATTTACCAGAAAATAATGTTGGCTTATTCAACAAATCATCATAGCTACCAGAAAATAATGTTGGCTTATTCAACAAATCATCATAGCTACCAGAAAATAA